CATTAACCAGTGGCGTTACTGGCACCTTGCCGCTGGCTAATGGTGGCACGAATCAGACCACCTGGACAGCCAGCCGGTGCGTGCAGGTGAATGCCGGGGGCACAGCTTTGGAGAGTGCTGCTGCCGCCTGCGGGGTGGGCGGCGGCGGCGCCGTCGATAGCGTGTTCACTCGGACAGGCGCGGTCGTAGCAGCAGCATCTGATTATGATGCTGATCAAATAGACTTTACGCCTGCTGGAACTATTGAGGCAACGGAGGTACAGGCAGCTATTGAGGAAGTAGCGGCCGAGGCCACTGGTGCCCCAGGTGGCGATCCCGGCGAGATCCAGATCAACAACTCCGGTGCGTTTGATGGCCGGGCTGTTGGCACTGGTTTGACGATAAACGCCACGCGCCTTGCTGTTGATGACACTGTGTACACCCCTGACGCCGATGCTGGAACAATAACTGGCGCTCGTACTATGACGGGCGTGGTGACTACTACTGGCGCGGCGGCGAAAGTGGACAATTCTGGTGCTGAGGGTGGTACGATCCCTGTTCAGGCCGGCACGGCGCCACCGGGAACATGTACGGCCAATACGGAGATGTTTTTGGACACTGATGCCGCTGCCGGGAGCAGGCTATTGCGGTGCAATGGGACCGGCGATGGCTGGACTGGCATGGACGATGCGGGGGGTGGAGGCAGCTCCTATAACCAAACAATCGACGATGAAGATACTCCGCTCACTCAACGGGCGACAGTGAACTTTGAAGGAGCCGGCGTTACTTGCGCCGATGATACCGATCAGACTACCTGTACGATTCCAGGCGGTAGCAGTGTGTCCATGCCGACTGGTGGGCATTGGCGACCGGGAGACAATGTCAACTGGCAAACAGCCGCAGGACAAGGAGTTGGGACTGCTAACTACATAAAGGTGGAGAAGATCGTCCCACCATACGACATTGCCGCTCCAACAGTGTCGTCGAGCGTTTCAACAGCACACAGCGGCCATTATTGCGGGCATGTAATCTTTGATGCTGCGCTGGATCTAGTGGAGGAAGGCACGCCTTTCTCCGTGACCTCTACAGGTAGAGTCACGACGGCATTCTCAACAACTCTCTCGGCTGGGACGCTGTATTACTTGGGCTTCTCGTGCGATGGAACCACGGCGGCATTCCACGCATTCGATACGGATGGATCTGGGAGTTGGGCCGCTGTGATGGGCGTTGCGGCGAATGACCGCTATGGTACGTGCGCGAATACCGCCGATGCGAGTCTGGCTGCTGGTGAGGCTACTTGGGCACCGGCTGCTTGTGGAACCGTGACAGGCAGCACAACCCAACTGCCATTCGTGTGGCTCATGGAGAAATAGCCATGAAAAACCTCATTCTATTTCTACTGGCTGTTTCACTCTGGGCCGCTGCCCCAACTGCCACGCTCACGCTGACTGAGATGGACAGCGGGACACAGACCGACCGGCCATTTTCGATCAGCTACGTCTTCGCCAAAGGAGACATCCCGAACTATCCGCGGCCCGTGATCGGTGGGACACCCGAGTCGATCTGGCAAGCCAATGTCAAGACTCGCTGGCGCGATGGAACGGCCTCGTGTTCGATCTCCGACGCAAGCAACACCGAGCCGATCTACATCACCTGCGCGGCTCACGGGTTTCTGACAGGCGAATCCGTGGTGATCGCGGATGTGGAGGGGAACACGTCAGCGAACGGTCGCTGGAAAATCTATGCCTTCAGCTACAACCAGTTCGCTCTGATCGGGAGTTCTGCCAACGGTGATTACACCACTGGAGGCACAGCGACCGGTCCGGGGCCTGGCAGCGTCAAGCACGCCATCATCAGCTTCACAGAGAGCTTCACGGCGGATCAGAGTAAAACTTTGACCTTCCGAAACTCAGTCAACCCGTGCTCTAGCGGCGACCAGTCCGCTTGTGATGCGGCGGGGCTGAACGAGGCGGAGATGCTGGCTTTCAATTCGAGCAACTGGGACGCCCGGATTGAGACCACAGCCTCCTCGATCACTCACACTTTCGCCGGGGCACGGGAGATCGTGGACGCCGCCACGGTTGAATACTGGCTTCTTGGACCCGTGGCCACGGTGGTCATCGTCCGAGACAACACCAGTGCCAGGGCCTACGACAAGGGATACAACTGCCTCACCAACTGCACTGGCAACTTCTCGAGTGCAACCTGGTCGGACGACACGACCAACAAAGCACTTCATCCGACGTACCAACTCTGGTTCTACACCGGATGGAACGGCGTGAAGGTCGATTACATCCTCGAAAACACTTGGGCGACGTTCGCCCAACCGCAGCGGTACGACTGGGCCGTGATGTCTGACACGAGTTTCTCTACCACGGAGGACAGCGCCAATGGCATGACTCACTACATGGGCTCCCGCTGGCGGGTTACGGCCTGGGATGGAGACGAGCCGGGCACAGTCGAGATCGACCGCAACCGCCTTTACCTCCAAACTACTGGGGTGATCCCCAACTATCCTGAAGACAAGACTATAACTCCGGGAGATCTGACCACGCTCTACAATACAGTAGCCGCTGGTGATTACGTTGTCGGCAGCGGGGATGGTCTGTGGAACAAGTATTTTCCGGCTGTCGGAGGGCGCCCTGATCTCGGGCTGTTGCCAGCTTGGTATGTTCACTTTGTCATGGGCGGATTCCCGGCAGCAACGGAGCCCTTCATCCTGGCGCTGGGCGATATTTCTGGGTACGTGGCAGCCGGCAGTGGGAGCTACAACAATCTGGTTCATCTCCGTGAGTCCGTCAAATCCGGTTACTTCTGGGATGCGGACGCTGATGGAAGTGCCGATGGTGACGCTGACGACAATATTGCCGGCAACGGAGCGTTCGGGAGACCGATCTCGATCCACACGCGCCCGACCAGTGATTACGGTGCTAAGGGTTGGTCATACCTGGTGGCCCCGGGCAGTTCGGGATGGTCCGCTGATCGGGATCATCAACCGAGCATGGTTCACTTGCCGTACCTGTTGACGGGTGATCCTTACTACCTGGAGGAAATGTACTTCTGGGGCGCATGGAACGTCTGGGGGCTAAATGGTGGTCTTACGGAGGACTACCACCGTCATGGTTCTTGGGGTCTTCTCAAGGGCCAGGTACGCGCGATGTGGGCCCTGCGGAATCAGGCGTCTGCGGCCTATTTCGCGCCTGATGGCAGTATGGAGAAAGAGTATTTCCGCACAAACGTCGACCGGATCGTCGCTGCGTGGGAAGGATTTACGGACGTGCGGGGGCCGACGTACCTGAAGGTCACCAATGCCCCTGACAATGATCCCTGTCCGGCCAGTGGCGGAACCAATGGATCTTTTTCGTACAACGCCTACAGCAAGGCTCTGTATGCCCCGGCGTCTTCAACGCCCTGGTGTTGGGGCCGGAACTTCTTGTGGCGCGCAGGGAACAGATTTCACTGGCCGGGGTACTATCCAATCCCTGGAGGCGAGGCCGAAGCCGGCATGAACGCTTGCTATACAAACTCGAATTGGATGCTCTCGATCGCCTACATGAGCGCTGGCTGGACGGGCGACATGGGATTCCCCGTCGATGGCTGGATGCGCGGCGGCGGCGAGCCAGCGATTGTGCAGAGCACGCACCCTGATTGGAACAGGAAGTTTCCCGCGGCGTACCGATTCCCGATGTATGGGACTGAGGAAGCCTGCAGCACAAGCACCTCGTGGGTTTTCCAAACACCAGAGGCTTTCTATTCGGCCTACGGGACGTATAGCTACCCCGAGTGGACCAACAACTACGCCGAAGGCGGCTACATCCATATGTGGCTTGCCGCTCTAAGCTACCTGGGCGACTACTCTTACGGGCGCTACAGGGGGCCAGACGCCCTCGCCTGGTACACGAATGAGACCAACGTACCCAACGCCCGCACCTGGGATATAGTGGGTGGCACTTTCGATTTTGATTACACTTATGCGCTGAAGCCCCGGACCAAACCGGTGCGTCCGACCGTGGAGCAGGGCGACACATTCGCGATCTTTCGCTACACGGTGCCGGCGGCCGATTCGAGCTGCACGGTAGCCGGTGGTGCTGATGGGCTGACGGGGCGGTCCCGAGAGTTCGTCAAGACCGGCCTAACAGCAGAAACTGAGTATTCCGCTCACGCTGTCTCGTGCTCTGACGACCCGTGGGGTTCTACAACGGTCGACGCCTACACCACACTCGCCACGTTGAGCGGGACGGGCTCATTCGCCGTCACGGTGGGCTCCGGATCCACAACCGTCTACGTGGACTGGGACTACGACGGTGCCGCTCCCTGGGCGAACACCGACTCGGAATCTTGCGCGGCTGGTTGCACGGTCGCGCTTACCAGCCCCAACAAGGGGCTGATCTATTACCGCATCCGGCGCGATGCCGGGGGCGATATCGTCGGCGCCGTGCGCGCCGCCATCGTGAGGTAATTATGTCAGAATATTTCGGAACTACGCAGGACTGGCTTAACCAGACCGTCCTCGCCGTGCAGCAGGTGCGCGATCAGCGCAACGTCACGGCTATGGCAGCCTACAAACAGGCCCACGATGATTGGGTGAAGTTCCGCGTGGGCGATGAGCCACAGCCGCCTGGTTCATGGGTGATCGTCAATTTTGAAGCGGTCATTGATGGAGTGAAGTACGTCGTGCCGCAGGACGATCCGGTCTACCGGCCTGATATACCGCTCTGTGAGCCGCTGCCCGTGCCGGAAAAGCCGGACTTGAGCGGCCTACCTGGAATCGGAACACCATTTTACCCCGCCCGGCCGAAATGGCGGCGGCGCATCATCGGCCGGGCGCGGCTGGACCAGGCGGGGAAGAAGCGAAGTATTGCCGTTGACGGCGAGACGGTCGAATACTTCCTGGAAGCCTACCCGAACATCTCTAATGAGATGGTATCGGCTTGGTGGGAGCCGGTAGGATGAGCATCGCAGCACTTGGCATTATCGATAAGGTTCTCGCCATCGTCGTACTGCTCTTGGAGGCGGAACCCCCGGAGATCCGCCGCGCCAAAATGGTGGCGTGGTACGTCATCACGAAACCGTGGTGGATCTGGATGGTGCCGGAACAGTACCGCGACGGCATCGACCAATTGGCGGCTGACATCAAGCCGCAGGAGGTAACACCATGAATGAAATTCTCACACTACTCACCGCGGATTCGCCACGGTGGGTAATTCTGCTCGTGATGGCGGCGTACTTCCTTTACAACCGCGTTGTCCAGCTTATGCCAGAACCCAAGGACGTGCCGGAGCCGAAGCGCTGGTGGTATCAGTGGGTGTTCGACGTATTCCACCAGGTCGCCGGGAATTACAAGCTGGTGGAAAAGGCCGAGCGGCAGCGGAAATAAGCTGGAGATCGGGGGCCCACATGGTCACTGATGCTGATAGAAACCATGCAGTCGAACGCCACGAGATGAGGGATAGCCAGAACCGGCGCAACACGATTGCGGCCGCGACGCTTTTCGCCTTCCTCACGCTTCAACTGATCGTGTCCGTGGTAGCCTTCAAGGACCTCGAATCGGATGTGAGGCAGAATACCGAAGCGCGGCAGATGCAGGCCGCAATGAGCCTTGCACAGCAAGAGCGCTACGTAGAGGGATTGATGGTCATTCAGCGGCTCGTCGCTACGATGGAGGCACTTACCAAGCAGGTGGCGGTACTTGCCGAGCAACAGGAAGCATTCCGCCGTGAACTGGCCGCACAAAGGAAACCATGACACAATTGAGCCTCATACTCGAATATCCCCAAGTGGTGGATTACATCAACCTCGTGGTCAGTGCTGTGGTCATTGGGCTACTCGCGATTCAGAACCTCACGGTCGGCAAAGCATTCGCGGAAATGCGCGTCGAGATGCGCGACATGGAGGCCCGCATCCGGAAGGATTTTGCACAGACGGTGGAACCGCTGCGAGAGAAGGTCACCAAAATCAACGAGAGACTGGAGGCATTACGAAATGAGCACGACAAGAATCATCGCGCAGATTGAAAAGATCGAACATGAGCTAGATCTGTTGAAGCTGATGGTCAGGGAAACGCCGACCGCTGATGAGCCGAGCGTTGAAACCCGTGGCGGTGGCGGTCGCACGGACCCGCCGCCCGAGGACCCCGGCCAGCCGTAGAATGTCATGGAAGAGGCGCGGATCGTGATCGGTCTAGTGGCGACGGCGCTGCTATGCATCGCCGCTATTGGGCTTGTTATCAGCCTAAGAGACCGGCAGCGAATATTGATAGAGGAGCGTCGATTTCTGGCAGAGTCAGGACTGCTACGCGCTGATGTGGAGCGCCTCGAATCGCGAGTCACGGCGCTGGAAAAACTGCTGTCCAGCGAAAGCGGTGAGTAGCAGAATCAGTCCGCATCGAAAGATTAATCGCGCCTCGTCCCATTCCGTCTGAGTTGCCGCCCGCTGCAATCCCGCCCACGAGAACAGTCCGCAATAGATTGTCATTGTGACCGCGTGCCAATAGAGTAGGCCACGCTGTCTCACTGGATGGATCAGCAGCCACAGGACGGCCACTAGGAGCGCGGAGCAGCAGAGCAGATGCGTCGATAGCCGTACTTGATTGAGCATGGTCACCGGTACGTCAACAGGCCACGTCCACCAGGCGATCCAGACCGCCGCAAGCCCCGCCCCTACAGACCCCGCCAACAGATTCAGCCGTTCCCCGGCGTTCATGATCCATGTCATCAGCGCCCACGCTTCGATAGCGGCTGCTATACGCGCGGTCAACACCCACGGTTCCCACGCCAGATAGACAGCCGTGCCACCCTCCCGATAGAGCCACCACTTGACCGTCTCCAGCGCGAGGTACAGGCCGAAGGCGACGAACACCCTCCGCCACGCCACGAGGGCCAGCGTCACGGCAAGGGCGGTCCCGACAATCCAGTCCATACCTGATTGTATTCCGGCAACTGGCTTATAGTTCCAGCGATGTTTATGAATAATGCAAATAGTTGTTGACGACGTGTCGGCATGGAGTTATACTCATCTCCAGTCGCAATAAGTACTGTAACACGAAAATGATTGAAGCCAAACAGCAGTTCCTAGCCGAGCACCCCGGCGTCATTCGGCGCACTGCCGAACGCACACGCAAATCCCCTGGCGTTGTCTCCCGCATTTTCTGGGAGAAGGATCGCAGTCAGGTGATTGAGGAAGCGCTCACCGCCGTCGGTGCCCCAGGCTTCCCCCGAGAAGAGCCGAGATGGCGCAGGTCCAAGAAACAGGGGGAGTTATGACGGACTATTTGCTTATCGTCGGAGGCATTGTGGGGGCGGCGGTTGCCGCAATCATCTCCGAGAAGATCCGGTTTGATCAGCATCGGCGCCGGATACTGGCGCTCATGGTGGAGGAACTCGACAAATGAGGGTCTACCACGACAACGAAGGGGCCGTGCAGATCAGGGAGCGCAAACTCGCAGAGGCCGTCTACGGCCAGGGCCAGGTCGCTCTCGCGTTCCGATATGCCGACATGCGACGCAGCCGGTTTCGGTGGTTTGTCGCAGCGGTCGCCGGGTGGACGGTCGCTGCGTTCAACGGGTGGGCGTACTGGATGACGAGATGAGCTACCCCGGTCTCGATCGTTGGCAGCCGCCGGCGGATTGTACGTCCGTCATGACGGAGCACAAGGGCAAGGGGTACGAGACCCCGATCCCACCGACCGGCGACGATGATCCGGTGCGCAAGGGTTTGGTTGACGAGATCGCCGCGAAAGTGAAAGCGCGGCACGGCAAAGGGTTTTCCACGACGCAGGAGCGCCCACCTTACACCCGGGCCGGTGCAATGCCGGTCCGGGCTTTTTTGTCTGAGGAGAAGTCATGACCATTCGAATCCAGTGTCGGGGAGAGGATGGGCGGTATCGACCCGCCGGTGTCGGCGAGTTCAGTGAGGCCGCCCTGAAACAGATTAACAGATATGGTGCCAATGGGACTTGGGGCGACGGCTGGTGGTTCACAAGGAGTTGGCTCTGCCGCTTCTGTCTTAATATGGCGGAGTTCCATCAAGCCGACTCTATCCTCGCCGACAAGTGGATCGAACGCTACCGCAAGATCAGGGAGATTCAATGAGCCAACAAATTCAGAAGAGAGCCGAGCAGCCTATCATGGACATGCTCAAGAAATACAAGGTCCAGATCGAGGGGGTGATTCCGAATCACATGACCCCGGATCGAATGATGCGTTTGGTGGTGGGGGCCTTCAACCAGACACCCAAGCTCCTGGGCTGCGCTCCTCTTTCGCTGGTGAACGCGGTTGTGACAGCCGCTAGCCTCGGGCTCGAGATCCGGCCCCGTTCGGCGTATCTTGTGCCGTATGGATCTCAGTGCCAACTCTTGATCGACTACCGCGGCAAGATCGACTTGGCGATGCGCTCAGGGAAGGTTGGTTCAATCAACACCCAGATAGTCCATGCCCATGACCAGTTCGACCTCGTGTTCACCGATAAGGAGACGAGCCTCACCCATCGTCCCCTGGTGTGCAAGAAGAGTGGCCACGCCATGGAACCGATTCCCGAGAAGGAGCGCGGTGAAGTCATCTTGGTTTACTCCGTTGCCAAGCTGAAGGGCGGGGATCCCGTGCTGGAATACATGACCTTCGACCAGATCGAGGGTATTCGGAACCGTGCCAGGGCGGGCAAGGACGGGCCGTGGGTGACGGACTGGGAGCAGATGGCCCGCAAGACGGTGATTCACCGGATCTGCAACTATCTGCCGATGTCGCCCGAGTTGGCGGCATCCCAGGATGTGGACGACGCCTACGAGACGGGGCGGCCACTCCCGCCGGCCTTCGAATTCGACGCCGCCGATCTGAATCAGGGGCCGATCATCGAGCAATCCGAGGAGAAGGCCGGGCAAGTGGCGGAGGCCAAGGCCAAGGCTGCTGCAGTGAAGCAGAATCCCAAAAAAGCGCCGGCACCGTCTCCGGAGCTCTCCCGCGAACCAGGGGATGACGTCGACGAAGAGGAAGAGCCCGAGTCTGATCCGCAGCCCACCCAGCAGGAGCAACCGCAGCGGCAAGCCAATATCAGCACCCGGCCGGATCCCCGGCTGGTGTTTCCAGGAAGGAGTTAATCATGCCATTGACGGCATTTGAGATCTGGAACGTGAAAGAGGTCCCCCATCTCCGCGTGGAGACGGGGGTGATCACCACACTGACGGGCGAAAATGGTGTTGGAAAATCTACAATTCTAGATGCTCTCATTGATGTGTTCAGGGGCGGGTCCGATCCGGGGCTAATCCGGAACGGAGCCGAGTACTGCAAAACACGGCTGGAAGTTTTGGGTGGAGAGGTATACGAGAAAACCATCTGGCCGACAAAGTACGAGCTCAAAGGATTCAACCCCGACGGTAGCAAGATGGAGGCCGTCAAAACCCATCTAGACGCGCTTGCTAAGAGCCTCCAGTACGATCCCATCAAGTTCATCTACGCCAAAGCGCAGGAGCGCTTTGACATCGTGCTCGAGCAACTGCCGATCAAGTTCAGCCGGGAAGAGATTGCCGAAGCTGTGGGAGATGTTGCCAGTGACGATGTCCCGGACGGGCCGGTCGACTTGGCGGCGCTGGACAAGATCCGGAAGGCGGTCTACAACCGCCGGAAGGACGTCAATGTCGCCCATCGGGACATGGAGGGCACGATCAGAAAGCTGGCCGAATCGCTACCTGAAGGTGACGATGAAACGGATTGGAGCCAGCGGGTCGCCCAACTTCGCGCCGAGGTCGACTCGAAACGCGGCATCTTGGGGGAAGCCCGGGCACAACTCGCCCAGCAGGCAGAACAGGCAAAGGCCGCAGCGCGCAAGCAGGCCGACGAGGAGATCAACACTATCCGGCAGCGTCTGGAAAAGGAAATCGCAGATCTCGAAGACGAGAAGAACCGCGTCTACTCCGAGGGCGCCGCTGACACCCGGGCCGAGATCGAAGATCTCACGGGCCAACTCGGGGCCGCCGAAGAGCGGGCAAAGGCCACCGCGCGGAGCCAAGGGGCGAAAGAAAACCTCGAGAATTTCCGCCAGCAGGCCCGCCAGAAGTACCTCCAGTCGGAGAAACTCTCCGGCATCCTCGATTCAATCGACGCCTTGAAGGAGAGCAAGCTCCAGGATCTGCCCATCCCGGGACTGGACATCAAGGACGGCGAGATCTACCTCAGTGGGGTCCACTGGGATCACGTCGAGGATTCTGCCCGGTTCCTATTTGCGATTCAACTCTCTGCCTGCCGGCCAGGAGAACTCGGCTTCATGATCGCTGATCGGGCCGAAGCCCTGGACGAGAATCGCTGGCAGGGTCTGCAAGACGCAATCCGCAACGCCGGGCTGCAACTGGCGGCCGCGCGCCGGGAGGAAGGGCCGCTCCAGGTTCAGAGCGACGGCACGCTGTTCCCGGTCGACAAGACGGCACCCGATGAGCCGGAATCCCGGCCGCGGCGCAGGAGACGAACGAAGTGAAGAAGCCACTCAAACAGATCCCCGTAGCGATGCGGGAGTGCCGCGTCTGCGGGAATCTGATCCCCGTCAGACGGGGCATTATGGACGAACACACCACGCGCGGACACGGAACATACGCAGTGGTGTTTGATTCCGAAACTGAGTGCCCCGGCAGTGGGCGCCCGTACAAGGAAAGAAGGAAATGATACTACCATCGAAAATCACGCTTCCAGGAGCCCTGATTGATCAGGTGATCCTCCAACCCAACGAGGACGGCGGCAAGGCTGTCTTGGCCCTCTCCGCTCCACTGCCGGCCAATCTAGCAGAGATGCTCAAGGTCCGGGAGATGTTCTACGACGACAAGGGGCTCATCCGCGAGTGGACCGGTGGCGTCGGGCTACCGGGCAACTTCACCGAGTACCAACTCGATGTCGGCATGGACGGCGGAATGGTGCGCCTCTCGCCCGACAAGATCCACTGTTTCAAGGTGTCGACCGAAGACGTCAATGATGGCGGCAAGATGGTCACGCTGAATTTCCGTGCCCACTTCTCTGTGGACGATGAGGTCGACAAAGTTTGGACCTTCGCCCGGACGACGAACAAGGACACCTTCGGCTGTGAACTGCATTCCCGGCAAGGTACCCTTTTTGCGGCCTCAGATGAGGCGGGAAAAGAGGAAGTGCCGCAACCCAAGGGAGAACAAGACAAGGGTTACGACGAGAAGCCGTCGGCGCCCGTACTGGCGACCATGCAGCAGATGAAGGCGCGGGAACAGACCGCCAAGACGCTCAAGTTCCCGAAGCCTGGCCAGACGTTTCAGTAAGTTGCCGGTGCGCCTCCGGGCGTGTCCCTCCCCTTCGCAGCGTGCCGTGATTTCCTCCCACGGCTCAGCCGGAGGCGCACCGACCAGAGTTCCGTCATGACATTCTGTATCAAAATTCTCGGCCCTCCACGGACAAAAAAAGCCCACAACAGGCTGACTGGTTATGGCCCAAAATGTCCGGTCTGTGGTCGCCCACAGTTCAACAAGGTCATGCCTTCAAAAGCCCACGATGATTGGTTCAACCAGAGCATGCTCTTCGCTCCGCTGATTTGTCGGCAACTTAAGGCGATGGGAGTGGTGCTCCCCATCAGAAACAAGGTCCAGGTCCGGGCGCTGTTCTACCGGGACCGGGACGTGGGCGATCTCGTGGGCTACGAGCAGGCGCTGGGGGACTACCTCCAGGAGCCCAAGCAGAGCCCGAAGAATCCGGGCAAGCGGGTACGGAACGGCGCCGGCATCATTCATGACGATCGACAGATCGCCTCATGGGACGGATCCCGGCTGATGAAGGATGCCAAGAACCCCCGGATCGAGTGCGAGATCAGCACGCTCGATGATGGGTTTCAGCAGGAAGAGTTGGGACTCGTGGATGAATGACAATCTCAACGACAATATCCGCGGTGGGTGGGTTCGCCTGTACCGCTCATTCATTCGGTCGAGTATCTGGACCATGCCGTGGGCGTGGAAGATCACAGCGATCGCCTGTATGTTGTTAGCCAATCACAAGCCGACGAAATGGTGGGACGGGACGGCAGAAGTACTGATCCCAGCCGGTAGCTTTATTACATCCCTCCGGAACATGGAGAAAACCGTCAAGATAACACAAAAACAGACTAGGGCCGCTTTTAGGGCACTCGAAAGGGCAGGGTTTCTGACAACCAAGAGGACTCACAAATGGACGATGGTAAGTATCTGTAATTGGGCGCGTTATCAGCCGATGGATGACTATGAGGGCACAGAGATTGAAACAGTCCAGGGCACACCAGAGGGCGCAGTGAGGGCACAGTGGGGGCACAGTGAGGGCACAGTGAGGGCAACAAACAAGAATGATAAGAATGAAGAGAATGAAAAGAATATACCCCCCATACCCCCCTTCGCTCCTCCCGACGAAGAACTCTCAGAATCCTGGAATCTGAAACCTCCCACTGAAAACGGGAAGCCGGATGTCGAAAAGCTGATTGGCTCCTACGCTCGGAGGATTTTCGACCGGCACAAGAAAAAGCGCGGCTGTTCACTGGCGATGGCGACGGCCAAGCTGCGGACGGCGTGCTCAGGGATGTCAGTGGCGCGGGTGGAGAAACTGCTGGCCCAGATTGACCAGAGCCATGAGGCTTGGTGTCTCAGCTATGAGTGGACGAAGGATGGCGGCGAGTACCAGAAAGGGCTCGATCCGTTCCTGAATCCGAAGGCCCGGCGCTGGGAAGCACTGCCCGATCCCAAAGACGCGACGGAAGATCCCGGCGACCTGCCGGAGTACAGGGATCCGTATGGGGACGAGGAGTAGCATGTGGCTCTACCTACCAGATACATCTCCCTATTCTCCGGCGTCGGAGGACTCGACCTGGCCGTCAAGCTCGCTCTGCCGGACGCTCAGTGCGTCTGCATGGTGGAGGGGGAAATCCCTGCCGCCGAAGTCCTGGCGGCGCGTATGCACGAAGGCTCTCTCGACGACGCGCCTATCTGGTCTGACGTCAGAACTTTCCGCAGCGAACCGTGGCGCGGCCTCGTGGATGGCATCGTTGGCGGATTCCCATGCACCGACCTATCCGTCGCCGGAAAGCGGGCCGGAATCGACGGTGAGAAGTCGGGGCTGTGGGGAGAGTTCCGACGTATCATCGACGAAGCCAAGCCCGGATGGGTCTTTATCGAAAACGTCCCAGGACTGGTCTCAAGCCTCACTCTTCTCCACCGATCCGACATTCTGGAACACTACGACCGACTTCGGGACGCCGCGAAAACAGCGCGGGATCGTTGGTACGTTGAAGCTCACATCGAGCGGCTACACCGGCGACTTCTCAAAGAACACGGGATCTCCGCTTTGCTCTATGTCTGCTGCCAGTTGGAAGAACTGGGTTACCGAGTTGCGGTCGAGGAAATTGCAGCGTCGGACGTTGGCGCTCCGCACAAGCGGGAGCGGGTCTTCATCCTGGCCTACGCCACGGGCCGGGGATCTACAGGACAAGGTTGGTGGCAAAGCAAGAATCAAAAACGGTCGGGCAGTGAGGGAGAGTGGCGAGGATTTCTCGATGAGCTTATTATCGACTGCCGAGCGCTGGCCCTCCCCTCGCAGCGAGGACGCGGAGAGTTGCGGGAACCATCCGGGGGCGACGGACAGCCTCACGGGGGCGGTGGGGCAGTGGAGCACACCGAAAGTGAATTGCGGGGAACACCCGGGACGCATAAAACACAAGCCGGGTCAGGAGTTGCATCTCGACATTCAGGCGAACAACTGGCAAACCCCGGCGACCGACTCATTCCGCAGCAGGGGCGGGGATCGGAAGGACGAACAGGGGCTGGATCAGCAGGCGAGGCTGTGGACGACTCCCCAAGCCCACGACTCGGCAGGCGGGAATCCGAAGAGGGTACGGCGCCACGGGACGAAGCACGGATGCGCGAATCTGGCGGACGATGTGATGCTGTGGCGGACACCGGATGCGCCGGGGAGCGGCGGGCCGCGGAACAGGCAGAACTCGATAGGCAACGGGCACCAAGTCACGATAGCGGAACAGGCCGAACACTTTTCCCTCCCGGCCCCAACGACACCGACGCCTGGAGCGAAGTGCTGGTGCGGAGACCCTGGATGCGGCCGGCAATCTCACAAGCGGAAATTGAATCCGCTCTTTGTAACGTTCCTGATGAATTGGCCCGTTTGGTGGTGTCACAAAGAACCGATGCCCTACGCGCGGCGGGCAATGGCGTCGTGGCTCTCCAAGGGGCGGTGGCGTTTGTGGAGCTTGTGCGGAGACTTCAGCAGTGAGCAAGCCCGATGAAATGGAGATGGTGACAGTGCGCCTGACGAACGGGACCGACGAGCGGGGCAACCTGCGGTTTGTGGAGGTCAAGGCTCGGCGGCCGCGGAATGACAAGCGACGAGAGTTTCTGTGCCCGGTGTGCGGCGGTCCGACGTGGGGCCCGCAGATCGACTGCGGCTATCACAGGGAGCGAAGGAGGTAACAGAAATGCGGGGAGCACGTTGCAAGGCCCTGAAAGCGAAGTTCAAGCGGCTGAATGGCCGTGCGCCACACAAGACGTTTTGGACGGGTGGGCGGTATTTTGAGCACATCCCTTCCGAGTGGCGGCACCTGAAGCGGGGGTGGAAGAGGGGGGGGGCTGAGCGATGACCGACTATTGGACGGAGTGCATTGAGACAGCCGCCGACGAATGCGGTCTGTTGCTGACAGCGGAGCAGTTGGAATGCCTTGCAGGTGCGGCGGAATCTGGTCATCAGTATTACGGGCAAGCATACCCAAGTCCATCTCCATCGCTGGACACAGAGACCGAACGTCTAAGGCGCGAACTGAAACAGGAACGTGACAAAGTTATGTGTCCAGAATGCAGAGGAACTGGAGTGGAGATCGTGTATTTCTCAGACCGGGTGTCCAGAAGTGAGTGTTACCGATGCCGTGGCAAAGGGCGGGTGCTGCCATGACCGAGAAGCCGAACGCTTACATCCCACCGCCACCGGATGATTTCTGCTGTCCGTATTGCGGTGAACCCCTTGCGCTTGATGACCAGTATGGACGATTCTGTGCCCATCAGGACGGCCAGAAGTGCGGCGACATCTACGCCTGCTTGAACGAAGACGCCGAATGCTACCGAACGTATTGGCATTTACCAGTCGGTAACTCCGAATTGATTGAGGGATACCCATGTTGACCGAGAAGCCGATCCTATTCTCAGGCTGGCGGTATGCGTTTGAGAGGACGGAGGCCCCCAATAACTGAGCGCAACCAAATCGAGTTGGACTCCGGCCTTCCGGCGGCGGTGGATGTGGAGATCATGGTGCTGGGCGCGATGCTCACGGACCATGAGGCTGCGAAGACTGTCTTCTCGATTCTCGATGTGGATGACTTCTCCCTGGATAAGCATCGGGTCATCTTCGCCGGTTGCCGGGCAGTGTACGACGCTGGCTCCTACCCGGATTTGGTGAATGTCCGCCAGTGGCTTCACGAGAAAAACAAGTTGGAGTCCATTGATGGAACGAGCTACCTCGCGACGCTCGGTGAGGATCTGCCCCAGGTGTACCACCTGGACTCCTACATCGGCATTCTGCGGAAGAAAACGATCCTGCGGCGGGCGGCATTCATGGCCCAGTCGATCATGGCTGAGTGCTGCCGCCAGGACGCTGACACCGACACTGTTCGCCGGGCTGAGGCGTTCTACCGGGAGCTGGCGACTGAGGAGGAAACCGGCGGCGCGCTCCAGTCTTTCGGGGAATTCCTCCAGCACTACGAAGGCGGGCTACAAGAGTTTCTGGCACCCAAAAGGGGGGGCATCTCCATTGCGCTGCCTTGGGCCAGCCTCACGAGGATCGTGCCGGGGTTTGGGCCCGGGCAGGTGATTGTTCTCGCCGCGCGGCCGGGGTTCGGTAAATCCGCCTTCATGGGCAACGTGGGTGTCTATGCCGCACGAAGTGGATCCGGGGTAGGTGTTTTCTCGCGGGAGATGTCGAGCGAAGAAAACTGGCGCCGGATGATATCGGGCATCGCCCAGGTGGAGCTCCACAAGATCTGCCGGCGGCAACTCAATGACACTGACCGGTATCACGTAAAGGCGGCGGCGGCGGACCTGGACAGTCTTCCGATCTGGATTGACGAGTCTCCGGATTCCACTCCAGCCTCCCTCGATGCCGCGCTCCAGAAGCACCGCGGCAAGGGCCGGAAACTGGGTCTGGTGATTGTGGACTATCTCCAACTGATGCGCTCGGCCCGGCGGCAGGAGCGGCGTAACGACGAGGTCGCTGAGATCTCCAGGCAGATGAAGTTGATGGCCCTCGAGTACAAGGTGCCGTTCTTGGTGTTGAGCCAGCTTTCGCGAGACAGCGTGAAGCGGAACGAACGGCCGCAGTTGCAGGATCTGCGGGACTCCGGGGCGATCGAGCAGGATGCCGACGTAGTGATGTTTCTCTACCAGGATCCCAAGAACCAATTTGCGGAGGTCCGCGAGACGGAAGTGCTCGTCAGAAAGCAGCGGAACGGGCCGCTGGGCAAGGTGCGGCTGAACTTCAACGGCCCGTACCTGCGGTTCGACGAGATGGACGAGAGCGACAAAAGGAGCGAGGTCTAGGCGTGTACAAGATCCTCCAAGGCGACGTGATTGAGAAGCTGGCGGAGTTCCCTGATGGGAGTTTTCACGGCTGCCTCACGGATCCGCCGTATGCCTTGGGGGAGAAGCGGAATATGAGGCGGGCAACGCCGCGGGAATCGAGCCGGGGGAAGGCGGCCGGGTTCATGGGAATGGAATGGGATTCCGACATTCCGACTGTGGAAGTCTGGGCCGAAGTGCTCCGCGTCCTGAAGCCGGGGGCCATGTTACTCGCTTTCGGCGGAACCCGTACTTACCACCGGCTCATGTGCAACATCGAAGACGCCGGATTCGAGATCCGCGACTGCATGATGTGGCTGTACGGGTCGGGATTTCCGAAGTCGCTGGACATCTCGAAGGCGATTGACAAGGAAGCGGGGGCGGAGAGAGAAGCCCTTGGCGTGAAAAGGTCTGGGTGTCGCGCGGCTAGAGGCGGAGGCGAATTTGTGGGTAGCCCCACAATCGAATCAGAAAAGTGGCAATCTGTCACCGCCCCCGCCACCCCCGCCGCCAAGACCTGGGCTGGCTACGGGACTGCGCTGAAGCCCGCATACGAAATTATCATAGGCGCGCAGAAACCATATGATATCAAAGGGCTGTGCGGTATAATGGTTCACAGGATAGGTAACCAAATATGCCAATTGTCATTACGTGCCAAGGCTGCGGAAACAGCTTCTCAGTCCAGCCGAAACGGGCTGCTACCGCTCGATTCTGTTCTATGGGATGCCGTAAGGAAGTGCAATACACCGGGCGCTTTGTTCGGTCTGATGGATACGTTGCCGTGCGGCTTGGAGATTCCTTCGAGCTTGAACACCGGCTTATCATGGCTGCAATCCTTGGGCGTGATCTTGAAACACGAGAACACGTTCACCACAGAAATCAGATCAAGTCTGACAACAGACCTGAGAATCTTGAACTCATTGTCGTTTCCGAACACGCCAGAAGACATCATCGCGGGCGCGACTCATCAACATGGCATAGGATCAGATGCCTTAACTGCGGTCAGTATTTTCAACGCCGTAGAAGCCAAACTAAGACACATCCTAACGCCTTCTGTTCGCGGTCCTGTTACATCTCGGGAGCGCATCTCACGCCTGGACGTTCTCGGTAATTTGTCTCCCGCCTGGGAGCCTATCATCGTCGCCATGAAGCCGACAGACGGCACCTTCGCCAACAACGCACTCAAGCATGGTGTGGCGGGAATCAATGTGGACGGGAGTCGGGTGCCAGTATCCGATGCGGCATACGCGAAGAATTGTAGTGGTGATCGCGGTCACGATCAAGACCGACAGCGGCGAAGCGGTTTTCAGGTGACCTGCGGATCAGCATCAGATGTCGGCCGCTGGCCCGCCAACCTCATCCTGGATGAAGACTGGATTCCAGTACGATACTTGAAGTACAATATAGATAGCGGCGTCAGTGCCGCAATAAAGGAGTACTTCAATGATTACCATGGCCTGCAAGATGTGCGGCAAATTGATGGAAACGTACCCAAGCCGGAAGGCCAGGAAGAAGTATTGCGGTCGGAAGTGCTACGCCAAAGCACTCAGCCAAAACAACCGAGGCGAAGCGCACCCGATGTTCGGAAAGCATCACAGCCAAGCCTCTATCGAGAAGATGAGAGTCGGGCAGACGGCGGTAGTTCGTCGGGGCGCGGACTCATCGAATTGGCAGGGTGGGAGGTTTGTGAGCAAGGGATACGTGATGCTCTCAGTGTCGGGACTATCGCCAGCGGACCAAGTTCTTGCGGTTCCGATGTTAAACAAGAGCCGGGATTATCTCCCAGAACATCGGCTCGTGATGGCTCGGGAGTTGGGTCGTCCGTTGACACGGAAGGAGATCCCACACCACAAGAACGGGGTCAAGAGCGACAACCGAGTTCGCAATCTGGAGATGGAAGACAACGCCACGCACAAGATGACCCACCAGCAAGTCGTCCGGGAACTACGGAAACTTCGGAGAGAGAACGAGGATCTTCGGTCGCAACTCTTGAAGTTCTTGAATCCGACATCCCCGCAGTTTGGTTGAAGTACTTCGGCTACACAGGCAAGGCCGTTCGCATTGGATCAGCGGAAATGCTGGACAGGCAGAGCGGAACACTGACCAGTGGGGCGAATCCCACGGAGCGACACTCCGACAAGACACGCAGTGTGTACGGGGCCTTTAAGGGACATGAATGCAAGGCCGTGCGGGGTGCCGATTCTGGTGGCGCCTCGCGGTTTTTCTACTGCGCTAAGGCATCCGCCAGTGAGCGAACGCTGGCCGATGGGACGCAGATTGACCATCCAACCATGAAACCGCTGGCGCTGACAACGTATCTGGCACGTCTCATCTTGCCGCCGTGCGGTGGAAGCATCTTCGTCCCATACTCCGGTGTGGCCTCAGAGGTTATCGGAGCCATTCGCGCTGGCTGGACCGAAGTTACCGGGATCGACTTGAGCCCGGATTACTGCGAGATGGCCGAACGGCGGATCCGCGACCAGGCCCCGCTGTTCCACAACTATTTTCAAGGAGGAAACGATGACCGAAGTCACGGTCGAGACGCTACGTGAGAACATCCACCGGCTACTGGAGTTGGTGGCCGAGGAGAAGCGGGAATGCAAGGCCTGCGGGGCGACGATCTACTTCGTCGTACACAAGAGCGGGAAGCGGGCCCCCTACACTGGCGATGCCCTGAACCACTTCATCGACTGCCCGCGGGCGAAGGAATTTCGAAAGAAGTGAGAGCGATGCCCAAACCACCCCCAAACGCAAAAGATCTTCCGAAGTGGGATGTCAGCCTGGCGCTGATGTTTCCAGAGGACGCAGAGATTGCTGGTGCGGTTGATCCCCGAATAGACGACGCGGACGAGGTTCTGAAGGCGCTGTCGGACGATTACTGCTTCTTGCTGGCGACGTGGATCCGCAACGCCAGCGGTCCGTTCGATCATGTGTGGTTTTGGCGGTGTCGCTTGCCCCAGCGAAAAGGCCAGCGGTGCCGAGTTTTGGTCCGCGGCGGGAAGAATACCGTGGCGGTCCAGTTTGAGGATTCGGAGATTGTATTCACATCGCGGTATGCGGTGCGACGAGGAGCGAAAAAGTGAGCATCCAAATCCCCCGGAAGCCTTACGTCCTGACCGAATACGGGGCGGTCTGGTTCCCAGTGGCGGTGCGGAGAGAATACCATCTGCAGTCGCGGTGTGCGGTTTGTGAACACGAGATCACAGAAGGCTACGCTGTCGGGGTAATACCCCACACGGACCTGCCGAACTTCCTCCTGCACGAAGCCTGCGCGCCGGCGGAGGTTCTGAAGAAAGCGAAGGAGTGAAATGCGACTCGGAGAGATCATTCGGAAATGGCGGATCGTCCAGGAGCGGACTGTCCGCGACCTGGCGGTCGAGATAGGCATCAGCGCGTCGACGCTCTCGCGGATCGAGCGGGGGGAGAAGATGGACGCGCCGACGTTCATGCGGCTGCTGAACTGGCTGACTGCGGAGCCGCCGCAGGCAGAAGAGCCGGCGGCCGGGCCGGTGCAGGAGTCGATGCTATGATTTTCACCCCCACTCCCGGGCGAGCTGAGGCGGTTCCCACCTTACTCCTCCTCAGAGCAAGATGCGGGATCTTTGAAGCAGATTTCGCCGCCAACTGCGACGACCCCGGGAGAGGGGACCAGTTTGCTGGCGGCGGCGTGGACGGTGACACGCTATCGCGACACGTCGATGACAATTCGCATTCATCCGCCCTCGTGGTGGACAGAGCGAGACGTATCCAGGCGGCCTACCGGGATGAGCGCGGACTAGGCGGTAATGGCTCACCTAATTTAAGGGTGAAAAACAAGCCTGGCAAGGCGGAGCTATTGCAATCCGTGATGCTACGATCATCGACGATGGCTCAAGCCGGTTCGACTCCGGCCCGCCAGCATCAGTTTATGCCCGGTCCCCATCCGGGAGTGAGTTGGGATGGGGAGCAATCTGACCAACACAAGGAAAAAGGGATTCCTGGGTACGCCGCGGCTCCCATCAGATTCCCGAGTAGCGCCCAGGTCAGGCCGGGTAAGTTTGCTGGCGGCGGCGATAGCACGCACGAGGACGACGTGGCCGAGGAACTCACGACTCCGGCCAGTGGCAACACTGGAAGCATTGGGGGAGCGAAGCGGGAAACCGCGTGGACCGACACCACAAAGCAGGGAGTTCGTCCATCCGTTCGAGTCGGATCACAGGATATTGAAGAACGGAACAGACCATTGCCGGTAATCAATCCGGCCCGCCAGCATCAAGATACACCACAAGGGAACGCAGAGGGAAAGTCATGCATCGTGAGTCATTGTGGCAGATATCTCACGGCAAAGGCCAGCCAACCGGGCATCGGGTCGGCGCTGCCAGACAATGTGCGGTTCCGCTCCCTGTCCCCGTATATGAAGCAGCATCCGGGCTTGGACCCGATGGCAGGCCCGGTTTAACAAGTTTGCTGGTGCTCGGACAGCCGCGAGGGTTGCGCGCTGGAGTGCAGCCCCGGCCGGTGGGATGGGTGACACAGCCCGAATCGAGTACGGCGCCGGGCGTCGCGATCACCCCAATCCGGCACACCAGCAATTGGAAAGGAGTTGTGAAGGCAATGGAAGACTTGAAAGACGGTGACCAGGTGTTTGTGATTCAACGCGAATCCGAGATGTACCGGAAGACCGGACGGGTGGTAGAAAACGGGGCTCGGGTTGCGGTCAGATTCGACGGCTGTCCGCGGCTGTGGCATTTCGAGCGTAAATGGCTGCTGAAGCTCATTTACTGAGGTATGAAGATGACGAAAACTGAGTTACAAATCATGGAAGGTTTGCGGAAGCGCATCGCACAATTGGGGAAGTACATCGTGAATCTTGAAACGCAAACGCATTCTCCGGTTGGATTGCGATGGGCCGAGGTGGCCGAATCCAGGCTGGAAATCATTCAGGAACGCGACCAGCGCATCGCGGAACTGGAAGCACTCCAAGAGGAACAGGCCGCTGTGCTGCCGGAAGATTGCAGCTTGGCAGATTGGGCCAAGGCGTGGCGAGAGCGGACAGCGGACTTGGAGGCCGACCGCGACCGGCTGCGTGCGGCGCTGGAAGATATCCACATGGACCGGCGCCCAGCAATGCGTGAATGGTGGCGCATCCACACTTGGGCGCAACGTCGGGCGGCGCTTGCCATTGGATTGATAACACAGTCTGACTGGGAACACTTTCTCCGTGAGTGTGACGCCGCCCTCTCCGCCACCGGGGATCACGAGCACCCGGACACGGTGAGTCGCGCAGCGATCAATGAACTCCTCGATGAGCACGAGGAGGCATGTTGGAATATGGACGATAGGAAATGGGTTCGGGACACGCGTTTAGAGACCGTGCAGGATATCCGCACCGCCATCGCCGCGCTGCCAGAGGAGGCCGACCGTGGCTGAGAACCGCAAGTGGATCTGCCAGTACTGCGGAGGCCGGGCCACGGTATCCAATGGAAAGTACATGTGGTGCTCTTCCCTGGTCTGCCAGCGCAAACACGACTTGGATATCTGCGAGCCAAATCTCGGCGTCCTGCGATTCAACGCCACGGTGTTCGGGCGGTTCCGTGGGTTCATCGGATGGCTGCTCTTGGAGCCGTTCGTGCGGCTGATTCCGCCGACATGGGTGTGGAACTACAAGCCACGAACGTGGCGCTATGAGATTTGGGGTTGGGTGAACTCAAGTTCGTACTGGTGGTACGAGCGGATGAAGGGGAGGTGCTGAATGACCGCAAGTGAAGCGCTGGAGCGGGTCGAAGCAATTGAGCCACTGGTGGATGAGGCGGAGGACGGGCCACTCAATGACTCGTCGATCGGTGTGGAGAATCAAGTCGCGTTCGCCCTGGATGCTGGCCGCAAGGTGTGGGCTGCGGCGCTCATCAAGGCGCAGGTCGAACAGACGATACGGTGCCAATTGCAATATCAGCAACTTGGCTGGTGGAGGAACGAAGAGAAACGGCTTGAGGCCGCGCTGAAGGAACTGGAGGGACGAGATGAAACACACGATTCAACTCAAAGCTGAGATAGATGACCGGGTAGCCGTCCGCAATTACAGGCGTTCCGGTCTGTGGGAAGAGGGTAGGCTTGAGAGAGTCGAAGTTTGTTGGTGGCTTTCGCCAATACCCAGCATCTCCTACACTGTTCATCTTGATCGCGCCAGCGATGCCGGGAATCCGATCCGGCTCTATGTCAATGGCGATGCAATCAGGAACATGGAGGCCCTCGATGCCTAGTGCCGCCTATTTTATTGTCGGTGGAGTGCTGCTCATTTTCGGGCTGTGGTGGTTTTACCATGACTGACACCCGCACCGACGCCGAACTGAACGAACGCATCGCCCGGTGGATATGCGTCTACCCGCCGCCCGACTACTCCGGCGACCTCAACGTGTGGGGGGACATTTACAACGGGTTCCGTGCTGACAGGTGGACTACCAGTTCAGCATTCCTCAAGCAACTACTTACAGATTTGGATGTTGGCGATGTTACCGGCGATTACGGCTGGCTCACAATGATATTTTCCACCGCCCGGCAGCGTGCCGAGGCGCTGGTAGCTGTGATAGAGGGTGCGCCCAAGCCATGAGACAAGTGCGGCGCCGAAACAAACCGATCATCGTGGACAGCGAGACGCCGACGTTGGCGCTCCAGGAATTGATCCAGTATCACCGAGATCATCGACCACCACTGCCCACCCCGGAACAGCCCCTGCCGAAAGACCTGGCGTCGATCGCCGAAGCATCGCAACTCTGCAGAATATGCAAAAAGACCATCTACAACCTCATCTCTCGCGGTTTCATTGATGCGTGGGGCACCCGGCGCCTGCGGCGCGTATCCCTGAGCCAACTGATGCCGCAGACGTCCGTCCGGACCTGGCACACGATGGTCTGCGTGATCTGCCACGCCGAGATCAACGGCCGGCCCGGAGAGCGCACGGGCTGGAGGTCGCTCGAGCTGTCACCCCGGCGCCAACTGTTCGTCTGCCCGCGGCATTTCCCGCCGAAGCCGGTCTTAGCGGAAGCCACCCCGGCCGTGCGGGATCCGGAACTGCGGGCGTATCAAGAGGCTACATTACGCTGCTGGGGCGAGATCATCAATCGCGTAATCGAGATGGTCGAATACCAGCCGAAACCGAAAGAGGAGAAAGAAAGCAATGCCTAATTATCAATCTTGTTCAGTTCCTTTTAGCCCGCTCGACTTGTCGCGTGGGCCGGGGCTGACGGCAACCCAAAAACGAAAGCTAGCTGATGAGGACTGCGGCCAAGCAGTCCCCCCTCCCTGCGCGGAGAATCAGAGCCAAGTTCGGAGTGCATTGGGCAGTCTCGAGCAGCATCTGGCTGACCTTACCAATGAACTCGTGGGATTAACCGAAGCCCTCGAGCCGGTCATGTTACAAGGTCCCCCACTTTGTACCCAAGAGAAAGAGAAAGAGAAAGTGGACAGGTCTGGATATGTCCCCCTCGCTGTTCGGATCTGGATGAGTGTAGAGATTGTACAGGGGATCAACGACCTCATTATCCGCCTGCGGGAGAACGTGAGCATCTGAGACCATGGACGTCCATGTACTAGCCAGCGGATCCGGAGCGAACTGCATCGCTCTGGTTGAGGGAGAGGCTGCAATCCTCGTGGACTGCGGCCTTCCCCGCGCGGTGCTGTTCAAGCGGCTGAAAGCGGCCGGCATTGAGCCTGGCCAACTCCGCGCGATCTTCGTTACCCACGAGCACGGCGACCATGCGGCCGGGGTGAGGAGCGTGGCCGGCGGGTTGCAGATCCCGGTCTACGCAAGTCAGGGAACCCTCGAAGCGCTCAATCTCACAGGACTGGTACAAAGTTTTGCTCTCCATCGAGACATGGAGTTGCTAGCTCCGTTTGGCGGTCCTGAAGTATGGGTTGATTCTTTCCCTGTGAGTCACAATGCCGCTGAGCCTCGAGGTTTCCGCTTCCGCCGGGGGGCCTACCATCGGTGGGACGTGGCGATCATCCTGGATTCCGGCAGCATCCCGGTACCGCAGGCCCGCGACGTGTCGACGCTCGTGATCGACTGCAACTACGACGAGGATGTCCTGGCCACCTGCGAATACGATGCGGCCCTGAAATGCCGCGTCTCCGACAACCATTTGAGCAACGACCAGGTGGGAGAGTTCCTGGCAGGATGCAACACCACGCCGGAGACGGTGATCCTGGCCCATGTGTCCGCGGTCTCCAACCGCCGGGAGCTGGTGGAGGCGATGTTCATCGTGGCCCGGGAACGGCGAAAGGTGTTGGTAGCGCCCGCAGACGGCGGGCTCAAGGTGACGATATGAGCGAGAGATGGAGGCCGTCCCCCCAGGGCACGCTAGATCAATTACTGAACAGCATTGAGCAGCAATTGAACTATACCGATCACCTCATCGTGACGAGTACGTTTTTGCACACGTTCGATTCTGATGAACGCGATGAAAGGACTGACTTCATCTCCGCCGCGATGGCTATCAAGGACGGTCGTCGACCGGACTTCTCCTACTTGGAGTCGATCAAAGAAAAGTGGGAAAAGGGTCTGAAGGAACGGCAGCTTGTTGCGGAATACTGGCCAGCCTCTGCGACCTACCGTGTCCGACGCCAAACAAAAGGGTGACGATATGAATCAAGAAAACTTTCAACAATTGGACGAAAATGCGACACGCCGATATCAGGAGATGTATCTCGATCGCCACCTGAAGGCGCAGGCCGCCATCCAGACGGAATTGACTGAGATGGTTGAGCAGGAGAAGGCTTTCATCCTCACCGACGAGGAAGAGCGCCTCCTGCGATGCTTCCGGCAATTCCGCGCCCGCAACATCAAGCCGGGGGCCGTATTCAAATGGCAAACGCATCCCGAGGCCGGCGTGATTCTGGCACCGAAGGAAGGCGTGCTAGTCAGGGATCCGAGCGATCTGAATGAGACGTGAGCAAAGAAAAGCCCCGGACCGAAGCCCGGGGCCGCTGATTCTCTCCTTTCCTTTCCCTTGCTGCGGGTCGTCTAATCCGCCGCCGTGTGCCCGCTACCACGGCGCGGCGGGTCCTGAGCCGCTAGGGACGGCGTGAAGCTGCCGATTAAGATCGTCAAGATAGCGTTGAGTATCTTCACCGGCATACGGCGCCCGAGGCGAACTCTGAATGACCCAACCATCGCATCACCCCCTTTCATTCGTCCCACTGCTCTATGAGATCGTCGGTCCCATGCACCGCCAGATCCATATTGTCTGCTGTGATCGTCAAGGCTTCCCCGGTGGAAAACGTAAGCGTAACCTCAACGTAGGGATACAGGGACAAGTCACCATGCCGCTTAGTCTCAACGCAGGAAAGCTTTTTGCCAATCAAGGCCCGGAAATTTTCGATATTCTTCATCCTTCCACCCCCAGATAGTCGCAGGCCGGGTGCTCCAGGTCCAGGTCGGTCGCCAGATACCGTTCCGTCGTCGCCTGGGCCGAGTGCCCGTAGGTCTTCTGGATCTGCCGGATGTCGGCGCCGCCCTTGAGCCCCAGCTTGCCGAACGTCCGCCGCAGATCGTGCGGCGCGCACTCGAAGCCCAACTGCTCTGCGTAGCCCTTCACCACCCAGTAAATCCCCGAGTCCGTCATGCCGCGCCCGTTCGAGCGCCCGGCTTTATTCACTGGCCGCAGAACCGGCCCTTCTGTGATCTCAGCCGCTTCCAACCACTCGAGCACGCGCTCGTGAGCCCACGCCGGCATCGGTACGGTTCGCACCCGGCCGCCCTTGCCGATCAGATCATGGATGACCGCCCGGCCGTCGAGCACTTGGATGTGCTCCACTGTCACCGCCGCGGCCTCGGCCCGGCGCAAGGCACACCCGAAAAGAAGGGCAAGGAGAGCCCGGTCCCGCTTGCCGCGTGGGTGAGCACCGTCCGGGGCCTGCAACAGCGACTGGGCCTGCTCCTGCGAGAGCCAGTGGCCCATCCTCACGCCATGCTGGCGTATCCCCGGGATAGAGGTAATGCTCTGCACGTCCTGGTGCGCCATGCCCCGCGCGCCCGCTTCCTTGGCCAGCAGCTTGATCGCGGTGAGATGCTGATTGATCGTCACCGCCGATGCGCCCTTGTGCCGCAGGTGATCGAGATAGGCCAGCACAGTATCCCGGCTGAAGCTGGCTTGCCCCGCGTCCTCTGTCCACGCGAGGAACGCCCGCAGGCCCCGGCTGTACGTGCGCCGCGTGTGAGGCGACGCGACCGCCCTAATTGTGAGCGGCACCAGTGCTGTCGTTTTCGTGTCCATGCTGCTGCCTTTCAATCTCTTCCTTGGTCGGCCACACGACCTCGCCGTGCTCCGCGTGGAACACGAGATGGTCGCCGGGATCCGTGATCCGGACCTCGAGCCCGTCGTCGATGTGCGATCGCACCATGAAACGCACGCCAGCACCATTCAAAACCTCTTCGGACTCGATCTCGATTGGCCTATCGTGCATTCCATCCGCCCCGTACAAGTAGAGAAACATTGGGAAATTTGATCTTGGCATCATGTCTCCTTTCCAACCCTCCCCACTCCGCCCTCATCGAAGGCGGAGCAGGCGGGGCACCCGCAGGGGTCAGTCAGTCCTAACGGTGTGGACCGGCAGAACCTCAACAGCCGGGGCGGCACTCTCAGCTTGTGCAGCCTTGACCATTTCGAAGTACTCCTCGTGGTACTCCAGTGAGCACCCGCCGCGATCCCCGCGGAATTTGACGATGATGTTGTGCTCGCCATCCGGCATGGTGCTGGCTATCATGGCGACGACTTCCGCCGGATCAATCAGCGCCGTCTCGCCCTTTCTCGTTTTGAATTCAAGTAGCATTGTGTTCCTTCTTACGCAGCCTTCCGGCCGCTCTCCTTGCCCATCCTATACCAGCAGCTTCCGCGGTGGCGCAACGCTCGACCGCAGGGACACCGCAAATCCGTGTCAAGACCCATCTGGCGCCGCACGGCCAACGCCTTCTGATACCAGTTGTCGCCGGCGCCGTGGCTTATACCCAACCGCCGGCACGCCTCCGCGACCGGCACGCCTTCCTGAAACACCAGCCGCACGAATGCCGGCTTCTTTGATTGTGTCGGGTGGTGGATCCCACCGCGGAATATCCGGTCCAGCACAAAACTCCGCCGACACCCTCTACTCTTGCACCGCCAGACCTGGGTACCCGCAGAGTTCCGGCCCCGGCTCTCCGTTGTCCCGCCGCAGTAGATGCACGCGGGATTCTCGAGCCAGGCCGCTACGCGATGCTTGGCAAATATCATCTCCCACAAAGCGTTGAGCAGGTGATCGTGTGCCTCGTCTTCATCCCGGGCCCACACAATCAGCGTGCCCGCCGCATCGGGTGCGTGGAGTTCCCAGCGCCGCGCCCCCGCATACTGTTTGTTGAGCTGGTGCCGCAAGGATTCGCACCCCCGGCCACTCGGCCGCCGCTCGTTGTATTCGATGTCAAAGTAGCCCCCCATCTTCCTAATCTCCTTCCTGCATGAGAGCAGGCCCAAGCGGGCGACCCGCGCCGCCCGATCAGGTCCGTACTCACGCTCCAATCCGCTTTCGCCGCCGCCCGCCCGCACGCTTCGGCACGCTCACCCCGTGTGCCGCCGCCAGACGCTTCAGGCCCAGGGAGAAGATGCTTTCCCAGTCCACCGACACCCGTTCGGTACGAGTGCCCGCCCTCCAGAGCTCGATGTATCGATCGTGGATCTCCACATTCAGCAGCCGCCCGCGATCCTTCACCGCCGTCTGCCGCTTCAAGGTCTTTCCTTCGCCTAACGTGGTCATAAGACTACTCCTTTCAGCCATACTGCACAATGCACACCAGCGCCAGCGCCACGGCTACCGCTACCGCCAGAGGCCACATGAGGCCACCATCTGGCCGATAGGATCCGCGGCGATGCGCCCAAACAATCATCGGAACCACCCCCGGCGCCGCGGCTTCTGCCCGGGAAGCGAGTACCCGGACTCCCGCCACTCGCCCGCCAGCTCGTCGAGGTGGGGCGTGATCGTCTGCCGCTCGGCCGTGCCCGCGTAGAATGGATTGCGCCGCTTGTCTCGCTGGCGGTCGATTTCATCGAGGATCATCACCCCGACTTTCAGCCGCTCCGCTGTCGTCATGCGATCGGCTGGTGTCATGGCCGGCCACCCTTTGCCGTAGTACAATGTCCTTGCATCGTGTTGTCTCCTCAAGATTGCCCGATGTGCGGGCCGGTTATCTTGGCAGGTTCCCGGCCCGGTTACTAGAGCTAACCGCTCTCCCCGCACCCTCATAACGCGCGGGGGCAGGGGTTAGACCACTTCATCCGGTATTACCGCAGGCGGCAGGCCGCTATTTTCAACGCTCACATGGTTGTGGCCAAGCCCAATCCAGTAGGCCACAATCGCGGCACCCTTCGGTGTTAGCTTCCACCAGCACATAGCGCCGGGGTTCGGCTTCTGTGCGTGTTCCATGTATCCACCCTGAACGGCCTGCTTGTATTCTGTGGCGCACCCAAGGCCAGTCCATTGCTTGAGAATGCTCTGCTTGTCATTGCCATTGAATCGGCAGCGACGGCGAAGCGCCTCTGCAAGAACACTGTGTTCTTTTGTCCGTAGTATCATCGTCCAATCCTCCCTTCTCTAACCGCTCTCCCAGCGCCCCTCCAAGCGCCGGGGCAGGGGTTAGGCAGTCAGGCAACTTCTCAGGATGCCAATCATCCGGCGTTGTTCACCGGCTACGGCGCGCGCTCCACTGTCACCGTCAGAGTCTTTCTCGTTTTGCTTGGCATGTCGCCTGAGGTCCGCGATGATGCCAATCAATGGATTACAGACCGGGCAATTAGGATCGACTCCCGGCTTGTGTGTTGCGCTTCTATGTAGTTGTTCTGCGAGTTTCATCGTCCAATCCTCCACCACTCCCCCAGCCGGGCCACGGGGGAGCGGTCGAATATCAGGCGGATGTTAACTCCATCGGACCGCCCACGATCTCGCATTCGCCAGCGTGGATTGTCTTGCGCCACTCATCGTCGCCGATCTTACAGGAGTGACACCAGGCCGAACAGCCATTGTCAATCCATAGCGACTCAGCAATCCCGCCGCCGCGTCTGGACTTCAGGTAGTACACTGTTCCTCCCTCCAGCCCTTCCGGCATGGTTTCCAGTTCTCCGAAGCAGACCACGGTTCCGCCGATGCTCCGCATGATCTCTCTTAGCGCGTATCCTTGCGAAAAGGGTAACGGCTTCTCCAGATTGAATAATCTCGCTTGCAGCATTTCATCCCCTCCAGGCCCAAGTCTTTTCTCCAATGCATTTCCAACCAGGGGACGACCACCCCACCAGCTCTCTGTCCCTGGTTTCCCATCGCGTATCGTACGGACGGGAAACGGGCATTATGCAGCGCTTGTCAGCGTACAAGATAGCGAAAAACTCCGCCTTTGTAACCTGCCTCATCCCGTCTGGTACTTGTGCTGCTTCGGTTTGCATTCTCGTATCCTCCATTCGGTTAGTACCGCTCACTCCACCGCATCCCCAGGACGCGGCAGAGTCAAAGGTCTAATGGAGCAAGTCTCCCAGCCCCACGGTCACAAACCGCGCCTTCAGAGCCTCATTGAAACCGGGGTCAATCCCTTTGAAGCGGTGCCCCTGGTCCTCATTCCACTGTTTGATCCCCCGTATTTCAGCGGAGAATTCAGCATCGGTTTCGGCGGTCCGCTTGGTTACGTCGCCCTCACAATACGTCACGATCAGGCGTCGTTCAGGGTTCGCCCATGTGCCGAAGTACCAAGCGTCCTGATCCGTATCCACTTGGGCGAATCCGCGAGCGATGGTACACAGCTTGAAGTCGTACAAGTACCGATCAGCGTTCATGAAAGTTTTAACCGTTTGCATTTCATTCCTCCATTCAGAATCTAATCGCCTCACAGCTCCCCACTGCCACCAATGGGGAGATAGAGGGGACTAGCCAGCATTCCTCACCAAAACGTCAAAGTGCGCACGTCTGGCAAAACTGATAGTGTTGCCAACGTGAAACAACACCAACAACTTCCCCCACCTGGCAACCGGGATAGGCCGAGCATCGGCCATAATGCGGGCCGTATGAGTAGGAGACTGCGGCACTGTGTTTCCACACTCCAGATACCGCCGTTGCATTCTCTCTCTGAGTCTTGACAGTCGTACTATTTCCAAGTGCTCATGCGCTATGGCTTCATAATTCAACATCGTCCAACCCTCCATTCCTTTTCGTGCTTGTCGTGTCTAGTGCGACTCCTCGAATTCTTCGGAGTCCGTCTCGCCCACAAACTCAGCGATGGACGGGAAGCGGGTAACCGGGACATAGCGCGTCCTCTCGCGTACCGTGACAATCCGTTCGTCCCGGTCGGTCGTAATCACGCGCCGAACAACCAGGAACCGTGAATCAGCCGTCAAGTGGCAGTGCTGAAAATCGCCACAGCTTACCGCCGCCCGTGCGAATTCCACCGCCGCAGGGTCAGCATGTCGCCCATTTCCAAACGCTACTTGCCGTTCGCCGATGGATACCGGCTTTGAACATTCGGACCCTTCCCAAATCGGGCCATAGATGGCGCCAATTAAACGTGTTTCGCTTTCAAAGTGTCGCATTTCGTTCCTCCATTCCTTCTAGTGTCCTCATCCCCGCCGTCTGTCACCCGGCGGGGGAAGTGCGCTAGTGTGCCGGTCTCGGAATCTTGCGCTCAAACCAGATCAAGAACAGTCCCGTACGGATCACCTTCCACCCGTTTGCGTGTAGCCGTTCCGCCTGCTTCAAACCGCGTAGTGTGCTCGTGTCAACAATCTTGTACTTGAGTGCCATGTTTCCTCCCTAAGCATTCACAACTGCCCACGCGCTACCATGGGCAGATAGAGTGCTTAGGCCGCAACGTTCAGCGCTTCCCGCTGAATCCTGCGTGCCTGCAACATCGCATCATTGGCAGTCAGATACCACTGGGAGCAGATCTGCCGCTGAGCATCAAACTTGGCCAGGTACTCGTCAAGGTAATGGCAGCGGTACGTATCCCGCTGAGTACTGCCAGTGTAGCGGTACCTGATATGCAGTATCCCGCCCATGGAGCTATCAACGCTTGATAGCCCGAATTTGTATTGACTGCGGGGCTCCTCGGGATCTTTCGCCGTCGCAAACCAATTGATTTCACCGGCTGCCGCGTCCCAGTAGGCACGCTCAAACAGTCCAGACTCCCGCGCCATCGCGTCGAAGCGTTCCAGCTTGTCTTTTTTCGTCAGTCCGTATCTTGCCATATTTCCTCCATCCTTAAACGTTCACCCGGCCCCACGCGTGACCATGGGGCCGAAGAGCGCTTACTCACACTCCACAAACGGCGCAAGCTGCGCTGATTCCAGGTCAGTCCCGCCCCCGCACGCACGGTCCACGAGGTCCGCGTCCACCGCATGAGGGTTCAGTGCTTCACACTCGCTGTCCGTGCCGCAAGCAAACACCTGCTGGCCAGCAGGATTGACGACTATCTCAGGCACGCTCAGAAGAGCATAGCCGATAGCGACGACGGCCAACTGCCCAGCCGCGAATACCATCAATCTTTTCTTCATCTCATGAACTCCCTTCACTCACGATATTACCCCAAGGGGCTGAGCATGTCAATAGTTATTTTGCACCTACTTGCACTTTTTTTCAGTACCCCTATTAATAGATGATGCACGAATAGCCCCTTGGCATATTCCAAACCTGTGATATGATTGAGATGCGATGCCCCGACGACCTACACCGCCACCCGCTCACGTCCGCCAGTGGTTTGCTCGGCAAGGCCAAAAAGGCGGCGAGACGACCGCGGAGCGCATGACGCCGGAGCAACGCAGCGCCAAGGCATCCAAGGCCGCAAGCGCCCGCTGGGCCAAAGCCCGGGGCGAACAGCCCGACAACCACAAACAGCCCACTGCCCCCCCTGATACAGTTGTCACCCTCCCCCCGGACCTCGCCCAACGACTCGACGCCCTGCAGCAACGTATGGGCCTGCCCTCACGCCAGTCAGCCCTCGAGATCGCCCTCCGCGCCGGGCTCAACTCCCTCACGGGATAATCAGGCACTTTCCGACCGGGCCGACGTGGCCAAAACTGCCGGGTTTCAATTCCGTCAAGATTGTTCACCATTGAAATACTCCGTTCACAGGTGAACCACGTCGGCACTGTGCCCGCATTTCCCCTCGTCCCCCAGCCCTCGGCCTCATGAGTCGAGGAAATGACGGACCGACTCAGTATTTACGTGGCTTATACCCCCCTATCCCCGTATTCTCGGACCCCGACCGTGCAAGGTTTGCGCTTGGGGGAGTACCCTTGGGCTGGTGGGTGGGTAGGTCCAGGTGCTCGACATCACTCACGACTTTGTACCTTATCGTGAGTGATCGGCCTCGAGCCACGCCACGCTCACAGCCCTCAACGGCAAGCCAGCGCCCACGACCTCGATAGGACCACGTGCACAAGGCGCCGGCCCCCCCCTTCGCGGGCACGATCCCGCCCGACCGGGGGGGGTGTATCAGTTAGGGTGCGCCATCTTCCGTCGCCGGCAGTTTGGTGATAGCGTCTCTGGGTGGAAATTTCGTAGTGGGAAGAAACTTATTTTCTACGGTTTACGTGATTTTCTAGTGGTTTGAATACACCACCGGTAAGAGAAGAGGGGGTGCAGTCGATTTCGTATTTCGAACATTTTCCGATCCAAGCGAATGGTGCTTCGGGTTCAGTGAAGCAGATTCGGTTGCCCCGGTATATCGCCCATGTTCGGGGAGCCCCAACGTTGACCGTGGCGAAGTATACCTCGCTGACTGCTGATCGGCGTTGGGCCAGTTGCGTAGCCGGTACTGCCTGGAAGCTGCGTTATCGACCGCAGGCTGAGACCAGCGAACCCGTTTGTCAATTGACAGTCACTACGCATCTGTACGTTCCTTCGGGGGGGGCGCCGCGGACTCTCGGCCGCGGGAATAGATGATCTTGACGGGTCCGTGTTGATAATTGGGCTCGCCGGTTTTGCGGATTCCGCGAGAGAAGCCGCGTTGTTTTCTGAGTTGATGTTGGATGATGTGCTCGTTGCACGGGCGGCGGGGAGACTGGTCCGCGGGGACAGACCTGAATTCGGTGAAAGGAGTTAGGCCCGAATTCGCGTCGCCCCGCCTGTACGTCGACATCGAGATCATTATGCGCCGATCGCAAATCCCTGTCAAGCCCCTTGTTCCGGGCCTAAGTGCTGTTAACGTAACACCCTACTACTCACACCATGGGGATTGACAGGATTTGCGAAACTAATGTATTCTTTGAGCAGTATAAGTCGAGGCCCGCCGGCGGGGCAAGAAAAAGCAGTCGGCCACCCTGTAGCGCGGAAGCGTGATGACAACTATAACTTCCTCCGCAACGATCCAATACCTGAAACCTGGGGAATCCGTAGTGGTTCGATTCAAGAAAGGGCACATTTTCCGCGCCTTCCCCTGGGAGGACGTTTTACGGATTCTGCGGCACAACTTGGCCGATGGCGTAATCAGCCGCGGCGGCAAGTTGCTGTATCTGCGGCTGCTGGTTTCCGTGTATCTGTTTCATCGCGTGATGGCCCGGAGCAAACTTCCGCCGCTATCCAGCCGGCATGTTTCAGCGCACTGCCAGGTGAAGGGCGCCCAGGAATGGGTGGTTCGGTTCGATAAGGCGAAGACCGGGCGAATGGGAAGCGCTGTCCGGACCGTATTCGCTGGGGGAAGGGGAAAGAACTAATGCAAGAAGCAGGACCATGGGCTGATCTGCTCAACTTTCCGGTCGAACGATTCTCGACCCGGCGGTATGCCACAAAGTTGGCATTGTCCACGCTGAGGAATGCGGAAATCTCCAAGTTTGAGGACTACATGATTGAGGGCTTGGTGTACCAACTGGACGCCTACCTCGCTACGGAGCCATTGGGTGAGATCAAACATCCGCTGGGCTGGTGGCAGGCGTTTAAGGAGCGGTTCTTTCCGGTTTGGTTGCTCAAGCACTGGCCGGTCGCGTACAAGACCTACAACATCAAGCTGCTGTATCCGGAGATAAATACCCGGAGCCAGCAGGGGTTCAAATTCCGTCAGCATGTGGAAGTCGCTGTTACGCAGCCCCTCCGCCCAATTCGGGACTACATGCGGGAAGTGGATGACTACATGAGCTACGAGCAGCCACTTCTAGGAGAAAACTGATGAGCGTATGGGCACCGAGACCGAATGGAAGACCGACATTGCTGCCGGGAAGAGGCACAGGGCGTGGCGCTGGCCGCGGCCGGCTGGTTGGGGATGCTCCGCCACTGCCAGACTTGACCCAGCCCGCTTCTCCGTTCCTGAATCCGCTTGATCCGAACTTCAACAATCCGCAAACCCCGCCGAATTGGACGTATCCGCCGGATCAGGGGATGAATCCTCTCAACTACGGCAACGCGGTTCCGCTCCCGAACGTGATTCCCGGGACGCCGGCGGCCGGACTCGATCCGACTTCTCCGGCATTCAACAATCCCCAGCCTCTGCCGCCTGTTGATCTGGGCGCACCCCCTTCGACATTTCTGGATCCGACCGCTCCGGGTTTTGCGAATCCGCAGCCGTTGCCGGGTGTGGACCTGGGCGCGCCGTCATTCAACCAGCCGGTGAGCCCGCGGCTGATCCCCGGTCGAACCCGGCGCGGAACAGTGGCGCCGGGCGTTCCGATACCGGCCCCGCCCGCAGCCACCGGACAGCCTGCGCCGGTCAACCCATTCACCAACATCTTCAAGCAGAGGTTTCGATGAACCAGAGAATTCGCAGGAAGCTCATCAAGCAGGGTAAGATCATCGTCCCGCCGCTATCCGTCGTGACGGTGGCGAAGCTCGATCCTGGAAACTCCCAGGAGATGTTGATTCTCACCAAAGTGGCTGGGAACACGCTGACTGTGACGAGACCTGCGCCGTGGATTCAGAATGCCCAAAGCCTTTGAGGAGTGCGTAAAATCCGGCGGCCGTGTGCGAACGATCAACCCGAAGGCTGGGCGCTACATGCACGTCTGTTTCAAAGACGGGAAATCCTACGCGGGTGAGGTCCATACCAAGAAAAAGCTCCGGCGGGAAGTCGGTGCGAAGAGTTGAGATAGTCGAGTGGTGGAATTGGCAGACACTGGAGGTGCCAGAGGTAACGTACTGGCTCGCTGTGTTCTTCTGATCCCAGAGTACAAACTGGGGTGGCCGGTAGGGGTCGCGTGAGAGCGCCGTTTGGGTTCAAGTCCCAACTCAGAGAGCCTACACATACTATCTCAATTCAAACAAATCGGTAAGTACTATGGCCAGAAGTCCTCTTGAAACCATTGCCATCGCCAAGCACATCGCGGGACCTGACAAACGGAACCCGTTCTTCTCCTATAAGAAGAAGCCGCGAAAGGTCTTTGAGAATCCGGCAGTTGCGCTCGAAGCGAAACGCAGGCTGGTCGAACAGGCGATCGCCGATCTCTACCCCGGCCACAAGGTGGAGAAGGCAGACGTGCTGGAACGGTTCAAACTTGGGATGTCAGAATGTCCGATCTGGCTGAAGAGCCTCACAGAAGACACGGCCATCTTTCAGCGGCCGGGAGACGGAAACATGGCTGGCGTCCGGTATTCGATTACCGATGGCAAAGTCACTCTCGGGGAGCCCTTCCCGCTTGAACTCCAGCTTTGAAACAAGCAATTTCCGGCGTGCGCGCCCAGGAGCAGGTGCTCATCTACGAGCGCTACCAGCTCGAGCGCCCCAACAATTTCGAGTACCAGAAATGGTGCGAGGCGGCAGCCGAAGAGCACGGCCTCAGCGTCAGTCAGGTCCGCCGGATCATTTCTACCGGCGAAAAGGATTTTCTCGACCAGGTTTCCCAGGCGTCGGTTTCGAAAGCCCAGCAAGTAGCCGGGCTGATGGGGCTCCAGCTTGAGGATGCCTTCGAAATCCTGAAAGAGCAGTTGCACGCCACCGAGCGCCGGCCGCTTACCGACAAAGACGGCCGGATGCAGCGCAATTGCACCCATTGTGGCGGTTCCGGAAAGACGATCATCACCGACAGCGCCACCAAGAAAGAGCGCGGGATAACCTGCCTGTACTGTGAAGGTACCGGCGGCGAAGTGATCTGGCTGGAGAAGCCGCATAATGCGGCCCGGCTGAAGGCTGTGAAGCTCTGCTTTGATCTCTTCGGCGCCGCGGCCCCCGATCAGTTGGAGATCAACGCGAAACACACCCATTACCATGTCACCAGCGCAGTACTCGAATCCCGGCTCACCCAACTCTACGGACAGATCCAATCCCTGCAGTCCGGAGCTACTCGCCAGATTGCGGGAAGCGGAGACGATCAGCCGGGAACTGATGGTACGAAGGGCCATCGAGGATAAGTACTACTGGCTCACGCAGTGCACGCGGACCAAGGATGAGCAGGATCTGGTGGACCCGTACAAGCCGTTTCCGGACAAGGATTACTTATGGCACGTGATACAGTATCTAGACAACTGGCCGAACCCAGTAAAAGCGATCGAGAAGAGCCGCACAATGATGGCTTCGTGGGGAGTTTCAGGTTGGAGCGGACATCTTGGATTCACCCATCCGGCTATATGCACGGTATTCCAGAGCCAGGACGAGCGCCGCGCAATCCACGATGTGGATTACGTCAAGGAACTCTGGAAGAACTCGCTGCCGGAGTTGAAGGATCGCTGGCCGATTCCGAAACCCGTCGAGCGCCAGCCGGCCACCGAATTCAGACTCTCTAACGACAGCCGCTGGGTGGCGCTTTCCCGGGATCCGGACGCGATTCGTTCTGAGCACCCGACCATCGTGGTTCTGGACGAGGCGGCCCACATGATCGAGGGGCAGGAAAGTTACGATATCGCGGTCGCAGCCAACCCGCTGCACATCATCCTGCTATCGAGCGCAGCACAGGGTTGGTACGAGGACTTCACCGCGCCGGCCATTCCGACGGACTGGCCGTGGGAGATGAGGGTGGCAGCATGAGAATCCTGATCGTAGCCCACCCCGACGATGAAGTGATCTGGTTCGCGCCGGAGACATTCGACAAGATTGTCATCGTGTTCGAGGCATTCGGGGACGGACGATCGAGCGATGGGCGCCGGAAGGCGCTGGCCGAGCACCCGCTCAAAGACAAGATCACCCGGCTCGGGCTCCAGGAGAGCAACTTCTGGAGAGACCCGACCAAACGCGCGGTCCATGAACGAAACCGCGATGCGCTGTGCGGCTATCTCAAGACGGTTCTCAAGCCGGGCCCGGACGATGAGGTCACCACCCACGGCCCGATGGGCGAGTACCAACACGCCGATCATCTACTGGTACACCGGGCCTGCATGATGAACCTGGACTGCAAGGTGAACGGGAAAGACCCGAAGCTCTACCGGGAGATTCGCAAGGTGTACGAGAACAATGCATGCTGGACATGGGACTGAGTTACAGATCTCTGCGGTGATCCCAACCCGGGGCGACGTCGATCTCGGTCCGATCGTTGACCGGCTGCGGGAATACCCCGAGGTCCGTCAGATCATCATCGAAATCGGCGATACGCCGTTCAACCGGTACCTGGGCGCGGAAAAGGCCCGGTACCCGGTGATCTACACCCAGGACGATGACTGCATCACAGACATCCGGCCCCTGATTGAGCGGTATCGGCCGGCGATTCTCGTCAACGCCATGACGGCGGAGCACGAGCCAAACTACCGCGGCCAGCGTGACACCCTGATCGGGTTCGGCGGCATCTTCCACCGGGACCGGCTATCGGTTCTCAATGGCTGGGAGCGCGATCCACTGTTTCTCCGGGAATCTGATCGGGTATTCACTTCCCTGGTCCCCTACGAGACAGTGTTCCCACAGATCGAGATTCTGGACTGTTCGTGCAACGGCGACCGGATGTGGAAGCAGCCGGAGCACACCAAGGCCGGAGAACAAATCCGCGAACGAATCAACGTGTTTCTGAGGACGCATCCATGCTAAAGAAACTGTTCATTAGAGTATGGTTCGGGCCTCTTCCGGAGTGGATGCCGCAGTATTACAACAACACTGCGGACCTGAAGCGCTACGGCTTCGACTGGCTCGTCGTCAACGACTACGAGTTTTTCCGGGAACGGATCCAACAAACGCTGGGAATCGAGATCGCACCCTACGATGCAATCGCCGGAACGCGCAAAGCCGGCGACTTCGATCCGGCCTACGGAGTCATCTTCGCTGAGGAATTGCAGGGTTATGACTTCTGGGGGCACACCGGTCTGGATTGTGCCTATGGCCGGCTGGACAGGTTTGTCGGCGACAAATTCCTGGCCGACTGCGACATCTTCGGGAATGATCCCGGGGCTATCTGCGGACCCTTCTCGCTCTACCGGAATTCGGACAAGGTGAATAACCTTTTCCGGCGTGTTCCGGATTGGGAACTCCTACTCAGTGACGCGGAGATGTATGGGTTTGACGAAATCCACTTCAACAGGATCGTGCAGCAAGCGTCGGCCGCCGGAGAAATCCGTTTCAAGACGGCATTCCACCAATCGCACGACACCGAACCTGAGCATTTCCCGGTTCCCCGCATGAGATTGGAAGAGGACGGTACGCTCTTGGATCTGGCGAAGAACAAAGAGACGATGATGTTCCACTTCCACCGTTACAGGAAATGGCCGATTTTATGAATACGCGCATCCTTCTGACCGGCGGTTCGGGACGCCTCGGCAGTAAACTGCACCGTATTTTGCGGGCACTTCCGGATGTGGACTGTTTCGCCCCAACGAGAGAAGAACTGGACATTGCCGATTTTGACTCGTGTTTGGGAGTAATGGACTTCTTCTACCCGGACGTTGTGATTCATGCCGCAGCTTTCGCCGATACGGCCGGCTGTGAGCGGAATCATGGTCGCTGCTGGGAAGTGAACGTGGAGGGTACAGAGAACATGCTGACCGCCAACGAGGCCGACCGCTTCGTCTACATCTCCACAGATTACATCTTCGACGGCGCAACTGGCAACTACGCGGAAGATGATGTCCCGGGGCCGGTCAATTTCTATGGACTCTCGAAGCTGGCCGGAGAAATCGCCGTCAGGCAATACGAGAATACCTTGATTCTGCGGGCGCCGTTCCGCGACGATCCGCCCTGGCGCTACGACCGGGCTTTTGAAGATCAGTTTACAAGCTGTGATTCCGTTTCAATCCGTGCTCCGCAAATTGTGGAGGCGGCCTTGAGCGATTGGACCGGCATTTTGCACATAGGTGGCCGCCGCCGGTCGATCCTTGAGATGGCGCGCGAAGCCGGGCCAGCCGACATCGGCGGTATCTACCGGTCCGAATTCAAGAATATCCGTCTGCCGCGCGACACTTCTCTCAATAGCGATAGATGGCTCGCGTTGAAGGCCAAACAGGAGGTTCAGTTTTGTTCTCAGTCGTGATTCTCTCCAAGGACATTGGCAATCTTCTGCCCTGTGTCCGGGCGATTTTCGAGCATGAGCCCGATCTTCCCCCTGATCGAATCATCGTGGTCGACGACGGTATCCGGGGGCGCGGCGACGATGGCCCGATCGTCATTGACGGCAAGCCGCTCACCACCATTCCGGGCGTGAAGCCGTTCGTCTTCGCCCGAAACGCCAATCTCGGGATTCGGCGCGCGAAGACGGATGTCATTCTTCTCAATGACGACGCTTTTCTCACGACTCCCCGCGGTTTCACCGGCCTCTCGGAGTTGTCGGCCAACAATCCGAAGCTCGGGCTGATCTCGGCCGCCGTGAAGGGTGTGGTCTGCAACCCGCTACAGAAAGACAACGGGAAAAAGGAAATCCGCCAGATCGACGCGAACATGGCCTTTGTTTGCACCTACCTGCCGCGCCGGGTGTACGAGCAGATCGGCTACCTCGATGAGCGTTACGTGGGGTACGGCTACGAAGACAACGACTACTGCCGGCGCCACGACATGACTGGACTGTTCGGCAAGGTCGCGGCAAACGCCTGTGTTGTGAATCACGCCGGGCACTCCAATTTCCGCACGCAGAAAGGCTGGGTGGATCTCAGCCAGCAGAATCTCAACATCTTTAGTAAGAAGTGGAAAGACGACCCTGACTACGAGCGGGTTGTGGACATCATGTACCTGGCCTGCAACCGCCTGGAGTTCACCAAGGCCAGCTTCGAGGCCATGCGCGACAACACAGACTGGTTCTATTGCCACTCTTTGTGGGTCTACGACGATGGTTCGACCGACGGGACACGCGAGTATCTTGAGGAAGCCATTAAGACGATTCCGACCGATCGCGTTTTCATCAAATCGAACTTCGGAGGTCCGATCGGCCCGATGCAGCATTTCGTAACGCACGCCACTTCGCCCTACCTGGCGAAGATCGACAACGATACCATGTTGCCGGATAGCTGGATCGAGACGTCGCTCGACGTGATCTGCAAGCATCCCGATCTGCACCTCCTTGGGATCGAACCCTTCAAGGTCGAACTCGGGAAGGATATGGCTCACACCGAATACGATGTCGTCCCGTCCTGGCACGGCCACATCGGAGGCATCGGCCTGTTCCGGGCGTCGGCGTTCATCGACTCACAGCCCACTCCGGAACCCGGGAAATACTTCGGTTTCTGGAACTGGCAGACAGCGAACCCGCAAATCACGCGCGGTTTCATCAATCCGGGAATGCCGGTTTTTCTGCTGGACCGGATGCCGGTAGAACCCTGGCGCGGACTCTCCGATGAGTATGTCCGCAAGGGCTGGCAGCGGCCCTGGCCGAACTACACGGAAAAGCAAAGTGATCTCTGGGAATGGCATCTCCAGGCGGCGTAAGAATCCCCTGCAAGGGGGTGATGCTGAAGGTCACTCCGGACGGGATGCCGGTTCTGCGGCTGATGTTCGATGCAGATCCGGACAAAGATCCCGCCAACGAGAAGGGGCGGGCATGGCTGGAACAGAAGCGCAAGGAATTCACCAATGAGGCGATCTTCCGACAGGAGCTTTATATTGACTACGGCGCCAAGCGCGGCCAGCTTGTCTTTCCCGAGTTTGATCGGGCTCTCCATTGTGTGGATCCAAGCGCTGTACCGGAACAGCTTACAGTCTACTGCGCCATCGACCCGCATCCACGGACTCCGCACGCGATTCTCTGGATTGGAGTTGACCGGTGGGAAGACTACTGGGTCTTTCGAGAACTCTGGCCGAGCAAAGTGTACGGGAAGCCGAAGAACCTCAGCGACACCGATGAAGACAACCGCTACACCACCAAGGAGTATGTGGAAATCATCGCGATGCTGGAGGGGAACCGAATCGAATGGTGCGATCCGGAGACCGATAACGAGCACGGCTTCTACCGCGAGGAAGGTCACGGCGAACGGATCGTTGAGCGGTTCATGGATCAGGCGGGGAAAGGCTTCCGGGCCCGAGGCGGCGACGGCACACCAGAGCTGAGTATCTCGGACGTCTACCACGACTACGGGATATCCTGCCGCGACCCGATCAAGTCTCACGAGACCGGCGAAGACGCCATTCGGGAACTTCTCAAGCTGCGGCATCACAATACGCTCGGACAGTGGCCGCGGATTCACTTCTCTACGGATTGCCCAGAGATCATCCTCGAAATGGAGAAGTGGCGGTACAAGTCGCGGAACAGACAGTTGGACGAGCTGGAGCTTTGGCAGGAAGGCATCAAGGCCCGGCGGCATCTCATCGACTGCCTTCGATATCTAGTGACGGCCGACCTCGGTTGGATAGACCGGTTGGCATCAAGGAGAAAACCATCATGAGAGAGATACCAGTATGGGAATGCCCTGACGGGCAAGGCCGCGCCGATGCCGGTGCCGCCTTCGTGGAGGTAGCAGCCAAGACGGCCGACTACACCATCAAAGATTACGAGACAGGCAAGTGCTTCTCGAATGCCGGCGCCACTGGCACCGTTGTGCTGACTTTGCCGACGCCCAAGGCCGGCTTCTGGTTCCAGTTTGTGAAGATCGTTCCGGACCAGATTCTCTCGATCAAGGCCCCGACCGGAGTCACGATCAACATGGGAACGGCCGCCCAAGTCTACAAGGACGCCACCACGGAAACAATCTACGCGACCCTGCGCCTGGCGGCCTACTCAACCACCGCCTACGTGGTAGAAGCCGAGAAGGGCACTTGGGCCAACGCGGCCAGCTAGGGAACCCTGCCAATCAAGCGGGGTTCCTCCATTCAACAAGGAGGGAGTCCCCATGCACGACGACGAGTACGACGAAACCAGGAAGCCGACCTCGGCTGAACTCATGCAGCGCTCCGAGGAGCAATACGCGGAGGATCTGATCCCGCTCCGTGAAGTATCGAGAATAACAGGGATTCCTGTTTCCGTCATTTTGGCAAAAGTGGATGCTGCCGCCCATTCACGGGGTTCAAAGATCCACAACAGGCACCTATGAGCGAAGAAAAGGACCGCGGGCAATTCATTCTCGACCGTAAGAAGCAGAGCCGCGAGTGGCTGAAGGATAACTTCTACCAAGAGTGGATTGACGCCTATAGAAACTACAAGGTCTACTGCGACCCGCAGACCGATGATGAGGGCACGGTCGATGAGGAACGGAGCGCCATCGGCTCCCCGCTCACATGGTCGGCCGCCCAACGGCTGAAGGCCCGTGTCACCGCCCAGACTCCGAACTTCGCATTCCACGCAGAGGATCCGGACGTCGGTGAACTGATCGGCCGCACGCTCATGTACCAGTGGGACGTCGGCAGGTTCCAGCGCATTCAGAAGAAACATATCCTCCAGGCCGTTATCTGTGGTTGGAGCCCGCGCGCCTGGCACTGGGCCGTCGACGAATATCCTGGCAGCAAGCGGCTGGAAATCAACGCCGCGGCGAACGATCCGAGCCAGCTTCGCCTGGTGGCGGAGACCTATAAGATTCCCGAACAGGATCTTCAGCCGGGGAACCCGCGCACGATGGCGGTTCTGACCGAACTTCTCAGCAAGAACGGTCGCGGCGGCCTGCTTCCCGTGGAGTACATCTACAAAGCCTACGAGGGACCGAAGTGCGAATTTATGTTTGTCGGAGACTGTTTCCCGCAGCCGCACTTCCAGTCGATACAAAGTTCCGATTACTTCTTGGCGAACCGGCGCCGGGACATGCCGTGGATGCAAGAGGTAGCCAAAGCCTACCCGGAGCTGGCCAAGGGTTTCGAGACCGTGCGGGAGGAACACCCGGATGGAATGAAGGCGCGCTACTACGGAGACGATGAAGACACGGACCTGTTCCAAAGTCTGCTCACTGCTATCAACAAGTTCTCCGGATCAGACCGGGTATGGGGAGACGATCACGACACCGGACACTGGACGATCACCGAGCATCACGTACCCGGGCCCGACCCGTATCTAGAGTACTGCTGCGGTAACATCTACATCGGCAGGATCAAGTACCCCTACGACCTGGCCGGCAAGATCGCCTTTACAGAGTGCATCCTGATCGACGACATTCTGAGTGGCATCGGGGATTCCACTTCCCGCGTGATGCGCGGCCTCCACAAGCTGCACGAGAAGCAGTTCAACGCCCGATCCGATTTGATATACAATTTGGCCCGCCCGCTTCTCGGAACGAACAACCGCCGCCTGATGGATAACCCGAACGAGATCCGGCGCGGAGCCGGCTTCCGGCTGGTCTACATGCGGAGTCCGAGTGATCTCTGGATGCAGCCGGAACAGGCCGCCATGGCCGCGGCTTCCGCCAGCCTGCAGGACGAGAGCGGAATCATGCGGCTCTACCAGATGCTGACCGGCGAGAACAATATGACGATGATGGCGAACGTCGATCCCAGCCAGAATCGCACCGCCACCGGGGCCAAGATTTCGGCTAACGTCACCGACATTCTGACGAAAGACTTCCAGGACACACTCGAACAGTCCAGCCTCATCGAAGACGCGCAGATGATGTATCTCCTAAACCGCTCTGAGTTGTCGGAGCCCATCCGCTTTGAAGTGAGCCGGTACAACCGCCAGAACAGCTACTCCGAAGAGGCATGGAAAAAGAAGTGGGCGAGCATTGAACCAATCCACTTCCAGGTGGATGGCGAAATCACAGTGGAGTCCGGATCCATGCTGGCCGAAGACGACGAGAGCAGGGCCTCGGTGGCCAGGGAGATGTTCCAGGCTGCGCTCCAATACCCGATGGCAATCAATCTGGAGAAAGCGCGGGATGAATTCCTGATTTCTCACGGCAAGCGCCACGAACTGGAGCAATGGATTCCGAAGCCGCCGCCGCGTACTCCACCCGAATTGAAAAGCAGCATGTCGATCGCCGCACGGTTCGAAGATCTGAATGATGCCCAACAGCGTCAGGCAATGGCTCGGATTGGGATCGACAGCAATCCGCCGGCGAAAGGTGAAGCTCCGCCAGGTGGAGAGCCCCCGCCGCCACCGATGCCGCCGCAAGGGGGTGGCGCATGAGAGTGCGTATCGCATCGAGCGTGATGAAGCCGATCCTGTTCATCTTGGCGAACCTGCTTGGATGGGCCTCATGGCTGCAAACCAAGCTCTCCGGGCTGAAGCCCCTGACCACTTCGGAGGAACGGCTCAACCACGAAGAGTTGTTCAATTTCAATGAGGACCGCTCCTTCCAAGAATTGATGGAGTCGAAATGGTTTCTGCGGGCGTTGAGGACCATCTCGAAAACGCAATCCTTCCGGCTGATCGCCGAGATTCGGGCTCAGGTGGCGAAACGAGATTTTGAAGAAGCATCGCAATGCGAGGCCGCGGTTAGAGTGTTCGAAGACCTCGAAGCGGTGTTCCATGAATACGCCAAACTCTACGGTAAAGTTCCACCTAAACGACGGCCGTAGTTGATTTCAAAACGGAGAAATTTCAATGGCAGTAGCAGACACGACTTCTGTAAACACAGGTGCGTCTGGTAGCGCGGGCAGCTTCGGATCGCTGCTCCGACCGACAGCGGATCCCGATCTCGGAGTTGAATCCCGCGATGTTCCGGATGGCATCTATGACCCAAGCAAGGTAGACGACACGGACTCTTTCAAGGAGGAGCCCGCTGGCGACGTAGACGACCGCTCAACAGCCACTGACGAGATTCCGGAAGACGAGAGCGGCGCGAAAGAGGATGGCTCCGGCGAAAAAGGCGAATCACCTTCGGATGAAATCGAAGAGTTGGTTCGGAAGATCGCCGAGGAGACCGGCCTTGACCCGGAGAAAAACCGGGACGCGCTGTTGATACTTGCCGAGAGGGAAAACAAAAACCTCGAAGGCAAGCGGAATGAGGATCAGGAAGGCGAGTGGTTGACGCCTTGGGAAAAGGAACAAGCCGAAACGAAGACGGAAGAAGGCGCGAAGAGCCCGGCGCCGGCTGAGGGTGTCCAGAAACCACCCGCCGCTGGCGAAGGCAAACCGCCGGAGCCGTTCCGATTTGGCGATGTAGGAGACAACTGGAAAGATCTCGTCGAAGGAGAGACGGCTCTCGCCGAAGCCTGGGATAAGGGCGATACCGCGAAGGTAAACGAAGTCCAGAACGCGCTGTTCAAACGGCGGTTCATGGAAGCGGTACCGGTCGCGATTGCCCTGAGCCAGCACGCATTCAAGCAGGAACTGGACAGCTGGAAAGCACAGTTCAGCGATGTCCTTCAGGAGAGTAAGCAGACTCGGGAACGGCGCCAGGATGAACTCGCCCGAGACTCGGCGCAAGCCGAACTGCTGAAAACCGGGAAGAAGGAATTGTTCGAAAAACTGTTCGCGCCCGATGGGGGGAAGCCGGTGGTGCATAAGGGAGAGGAATTCGCTCCGATCCCGTACAACCGCCTGGTTACACAGCATCCCGGCCTTTTGAAGATCAAGGCTGATCACCCTGATCCGGAAACCGCCGCGAAGCTGACCTACATCGAGCGCTACCGCGCAGCGGCCAGACTGCTTGAGAGCCTGAACAGCGAGAGCAAAGTATCTGCCTCCGAGGCGAAAGCCTTAGTGAAAGCCGGGGCCGAATCCCGTAAGCGGGATGAAGAGTCACGCACCAGACAACGGCTGAACGCCGGAGGCAAAACCGCAACTGCCCCGAAACCGGGGAATGACTATGTAGACCGCGTTGTCGGTCTGTCGGGAGGTGGCTCGGTCCGCAAACTACTTGGAGGTTAGCCCATGGCCAACCAAACCGGTGTTCGCACCACTACTCAGTACACTACCGAGACGCGCAACGTTCGGGACGTGCATGACAAGATCATGCTGTACGATCCCAGCGCCGCGCCCCTCATCACCCTTCTCAACCGGGTCAAACGCCGCAAGGCGGTGAAGACCACGCATCACGAATGGTTCGAGCGCGACTATTGCGCTCAGTGGACCACTTCCGCGGCGGCGGCGTCTGCCCTGACGACCGCAACCACGCTGACTGTCACCGATGGCACGCTGTTCAATGCCGGATCCATGTTCGTTGCCCCGAAGGCAGTGACCAGTTCTTCGGCACCCGAACTGATGCGCGTGACCGCCGTCACAGGGAACGTCCTGACCATCGTCCGCGATGTTGGCGGAGCAGGCGTCGACACGATCGCCAGCGGAGACTCTCTTCGAATCGTCGGATCGGCGCACGAAGAGAATGGCGCTTTGCCGACCGCAATGGCGTCCGTTCCGTCCGCCCACTCGACGTATCTCCAGATTGTCCGCACCACCACCAACTACTCGAACACGGCCATCGCGACTAACGTCTACGGTGCGCCGGGTTCCGACCGCGACTTGCAGCACTACATGGATATGGTTGAGCACAAGAAGAAGCTCAACTCCATCCTGCTGTGGGGCCGCGCTTCTCAGGACACCACGGGCGGCCCGAGCGGCTACCCGATCCGCACCACGATGGGACTGCGGAGCATCATCTCGACCAACGTCACCGACGCTTCCGGCATGTTGACTCGCAAGAAATTCTCCACCTTTGCCCGCTCGGCATTCCGATACGGAGAAAAGGAGAAGATCCTGCTCTGTTCGCCTCTGATCAAGGAGGCCATCACCGCATGGGGCACGAACTTCCTGAAGGTCAGCCCCGGCGAAGACACCTTCGGCGTGAACATCATGAAAGTCGAAACAGCTTTCGGCGTTTTCGCGATGGTCAATGACTGGATGCTGGAAGACGGCGTTACCGGGAAGAACGGGTTTGGCTCTCTGGCCTTCTCGATCGACCTGGACATGATCACGTATTTGTATCTCCAGAACAACGGAGTGAACCGGGACACGAAGGTTGAACTCGATGTCGTCAAGGACGGCAGCGACGGCAAGCGTGACCAGATCATCTCCGAATCCGGTTTCCGCATCATGCTGGAAAACCGCCACGCAATGCTCTACGACGTCACTGACTACATGCAGTAGTCTGGCGGCGCATCGTTACTAACAACCCAACGGGCTCCGGG